CAGATCTTGGGGTTGTTAAAATCCAACAAGGTTTCATGTTTTTTACCAAACTACTTTAGAAAACCATTTGCATTTTTCATCTTTAATCCATATTAAACTAGAATTCTCAATGCTATCTTTATACTCTTTAATCGGTTTTGCATATCTTTCTTTGATACTTTTTAAATCTTTGTTTATTGATACATCATGGAGAGCACGACATGATGCTCCGTGTCCTACGATGAGATATTTAGAATCTTCATTTAAACCTTTTAAATAAAATTCTATTCTTCCCAAGAAATCGTCCATAGTTTCATTCGGGTATATTTTGAGGTCTTCAGAAACTCCATACTTTCCATCTTTCCCATTCCATCTGCTCCAGTCAAAATCTCCAAACAGATTTTCCCTAAATTTAATAGGCATTCCTTGATTTTCTACAAGTTCAGGTTCATCTTTTTTTACATGATATTCTCGAACAAGTTCATTTACTTCGAAATCAATATTAGTTTGACTTCGTAAAATATAAGAAGTTTGAAGAGTTCTTAAATATGGACTCGATACTCCCTTGTAACCAGATAAATCAAAGTTATCTTTAAGCCAGCAAGCTGTATTGTAAACTTGCTCATTTCCTTTTTTGGTCAAAGAAGAATCCAAAGTGCCTTCATAGGAGACATTGTGTTCACTCTGTCCGTGTCGAATTATTAGTATTTCCATTATTACACCATCATGAGAGTCAGACATTTGCAAGCACCGCCTGCTTTTATGAATTCACTCATATCGCAGCACAGTACATTAAAGTTCATTCTCTCTAAAAGTCTTTTAGTTTCATCACATCCTTCTGGAATTATAACATAATTTCCAATTACCACAGCATTACATGCGAACTTTTTTGCATCGTTTTCAGGAACAGGTATCATGTCCATATTTTCATTTAAAGCTTTAACAGAATCCCTGTGGAATGCTTTCGGAAAGTAAATTGCTTTATTTTTTTCAAGAGGACAAAAACATGTATCTAAATGATAAAAATAAGGGTCTATCAATTTGACCTTAATTGAATCAAGTTCCAACACCTCGTCAATTGCATGTAAAGAATCAATACTAGTCCTAAATCCATGCGCCATAATTAATTTATTTTCTGAAAACAAAGCATCTCCTGCTCCTTCAAAATTTAACTCTCTTGGTAATCTGACAATGTCGTAATATTCACCAAGTTTTTCCTCGTAAAATTTTTCTTCTTTTTTTCTTTCATCAAATTTGAAGTTCGATATGATGCATTTATTTTCATATATAAGAGCAGCGTTTGCTGTGAATACTATATCTGGCACATCTGAATGAGGTTCAACGTGTTCAATTTCTGCTCCTGTGGAGAGGATTGTGTCATGAAGTTTTTGCCATTGTTTTTGAGATTTTGAGTAGTCTGATTGATTTTCTAGATTCATCCAAGGGTTTATAGAATATTTAATGCCGTAATGCGTTGGCTTACACATTAAAATTTTATAATTTCCCATTCATTTTGCCTCATTGCTTTGAAAGAATGTTTATTAATTCAGATATCTTAATTCCGTTCTTGATTATAGATTGAAGCTCATCATCAGAAGATATAATTCCTCTTTGGGAAAGATCTGCAATAACGCCTGAGTCTATCTGATCTGTAGACATATTTAGGATTGCTTCGGGATCATTAATGTTTAATTTATCTTGAAGAAAATTAAGCACCATGTCTCTAGACGCCAGTGCTTTCGCTTCAGATTCTATCCAATATCTAAATTCCATAACAAAATATATAGTTTTTAGGTTCAGATATTCATCATAGAAATTAAAGCCATTCTGGTGTACATGCCATTTTTAACCTGTGGCCAAAATAGTACTCTTTCATCTTTGTCTATTGCTGGATCTACTTCGCCACACCTTGGTAAGGGATGAAGAAAAATACAATTTTCATTGGTTGATTTTAATATTTCTTCATTTACCACATTTTCTGGTATTTTGCATAAAGGCCGATCAGGATCTTTTCTTTCTTTTTGAAGCCTAGTGATATAAACGACATCAGCCTTTTTCCATAAATCTTTATCTTTATTGGGGTCGTCAAAAAGACTTCTTTTTTCGACAGATGCCCCATATAAAGAAAGAAGTTTTTCAAGAGAATTGACTGTTCTGGCATTTTCTAAATCTGCGTAAAAAAGGACATTTAATGGTTCAAACACAGATTCCAAAGACCAACAGTTTTGTTTATCTGTCTTTTTATTCTCGTAAATAGTATACATGTCCAACAAAGATTGAGTGGGATGTTCTCCGTCGCCATCACCAGCGTTTATAATTGGAACATCTGAAACTTTTGCTGCTCTTTTAGCAGCACCCTTTTCTGGGTGTCTTAGTATGATGCAGTCAACATACTGCGAGACTGTTTTGACACAATCTTCTAAAGATTCGCCTTTTTTGTCAGACGAGCTTACTTTCCCATTTTCAACAGTTATTAAACGGTAATCATGTCTAACAATTGCAGACTCGAAAGAAAGTCTAGTTCTAGTGGATGGTTCAAAGAACATAGTGGCAAAAACTTTATCTCCCGAACCGCACGGAAAAGGACTTATTTTAAACAAATCAGTCTGAGAAAATATTTCAGATATAGAATACTTATCTAATTGATCTACAGAAACTAAGCTGTCTTTCCAAAACATAATTGCACCATCAAAGTAAACTGCTTTATCTTAGTGCGTTCTCTCTCATTTCTTGCAATTTTTCTATTTCTTTTTTATTTGCATGAAGTTTAGGGTGTCTTCTAGGTGCAGAACTTCTTCTGTGAACGTTTTTCTTTATAGACTTCCCATGATTCAAAATCGGTTGTGGGCTTTCGACTTTGATTTTTGGAGACTTAACTTTTTGCTTTTCCTTAGCCACTAAAGCAAGCGAAGAAAGGTTGTCATTAGATTCATAAAAATCTAATTCATTCTCAATCTCAATTGGTTTATTGATTTTATTTGTTTCAAGCAAAGTATTCATTCTCCTTGCTCTCTTTTTACTGTTTGATATGGTTTTGGAAATAGGTTCATTTAAAATTACTGCTTCTATAACTAAATTTTCTGAGTTGTCTTTTTTCTTTGAAAATCCAACGTAGCTGTAGTTTACTCCAAGAATTTCTAAAGATTTCTCGATTATTGAGTCAAAGCAAATTTCTTCTTTTTCAACCTTGTTTTGATTCAAAATATTATTGTTTTTGGATGCTCTTTTTTTTGTATTTTTAATATTTTTAAGAATAGGATCTTCAATAACAATTGAATCCAAAACCTCTTGCTCAATAATTTTTTCTTCAATAGGAGCTACAGGTTTGTAATGCCTCCTAGAACCGAAGAAAGATAAAGGGGTGGCATCCTCAGATTTTGCTTCTAAAAGTCTTATTTGCCTTCCAACCGGATCATTTAGTACAAACAATCCTTGATTGCAGAAAGTTCTAGCCGAAAGAAATGCTGAATTAATGTATCGCATTTCAATACATTCAACAAATTGTTTGTCCGACGATCCACCTACAGACGACTGACTGTAACAGTCAACGAATACTCTAAACTCTTCTTCAACAGGAACGCCCGCAGGTTCAGCCTCGCCAGGGCCATTAACTCCTGAAATTGTTAAAGTACACGATCTTTCTTCAAATACGCAAAGAGCACTGCCAGATAATTCGACTCCGCCGGTTGCAACTCTTACAACAGGGTTCACAATCCATGCTGCTCGACCACTTGCTGTTATAATTCCCGACCCTGAAAAACTGAGAATTAAGTTAATGTCGGATTCGCCACTTACAACAACTCCGCCACTTGCTATTTGTCGATTTCCTTCACTATCAGTAGAATCACCAGAGATTAAAATTCCACCTGAAGCAGTGTAAGAAAGATTGACCTGAGCATTGGACTGCCCAGATGCATTTACGCCGCCAGAAGCAATAAAAGATTTTTCTGTCTCGCTGTAAGCTAATACAATATTAGCCAAGCGACTCTTTTCATTTCCTAAGCGACCTGTGAACGTCCTTGCCATATTTTTCCCTATTTCTTATAGTCAGCCAGCAATGAGTCTCCAACAGGTGGGGGAGATATGAAAACTACTGTACTGCCCGATTCTGAGTAATCGTCTCCTTCTTTTTGTCGCAGTCCATTGCGATAAACAACTGTTGTGTTAGATATATAGGTGTCTGGCATCGTGAAAGTATCGTTTGTGCCATCAACCGATCCAGTTGGAGTTATACCGAGCACCATTTCAGGAAAAGTGAGAAGTTGAAAATTACCTGATGAGTCATAAATTAAAGAGCAAATTTTTCCGCTTAAAATATCGCCTTCATCCAAGTCGTCTGAAACATTTTTCTTTATATTTTTGACGCCTAAAGAATTAACGTTTATAGTTGAAGATCCCGTATTTCCATTTGATGGATCAAATCGAACTATCATTCCAGTTTTATATTCTTCAGGAGCTATTTCCAAAGAAACAACATATGCATTGGAAACACCAGAATCACTGGAAAAAGCTATATCTCCCCGAATTGCGTTCGCAAAAGAACCCGCAGTAAGTAAATGTGTAACATCTACTCCTGAAGAGTACGTTAAAGGGTTTGTATCTTCTACTCCCCTTATTACTGTAAATTGATTCGCTGCTGGCAATGCAGTCACCAACATTATTTCTTCTCCTATTTTAATCCTAAATTGAGGACTAGTAGGAAAATCTGCATCTGAATCAACGGCGACAGTAGTCTGTACTATACTGGTGATATTAGCAGCAAGCGTAGTTGCAGCATCGTTTGTGAATCTTTCTATAGCCATACCAATATAAACGCATGAAAGATTGTAAAAAATACATAATAATGAATAACTACAATGTCAGTTTAAATATTCAAGGAGGGAAAACATGGCCGTAACACAAATAGATGGTGCTCGTCAATTAAGATTTACTGGTAATCTTGACTTGCAAACCAATAAAATTGTCAATCTTACAGATCCGACAGCAAATCAAGACGCTGCTACGAAATCATATGTTGATGCTCAAGTTGCAGGTGGTGTAATTGATTTTAAAGAAAGTGTCAGAGTTGCAACTACGGCAACAGGAACTCTAGCTAGTGATTTTGAAAATAACGACGTTATAGACGGAGTGACTCTTGCAACTAATGATAGAATTTTAATCAAAAACCAGTCATCAGGAGACGAGAACGGAATCTACATAGTACAAGCTACTGGTGCTCCAAGTAGGTCATCAGATGCAGACACAAGTGCAGAAGTTACAAGTGGACTGTTTTGTTTTGTAGAAGAAGGAACTTCAAACGCAAAAACCGGATGGTTACTAACTACAACTGGAACTATCACCTTAGATACAACGGCTCTGACTTTTGAAAAATTCAGTGAAGTTGGACAACTTTTAGAAGATCTTGTAGCTGGTGCTGGTCTTACGAAGACTGCTGAAACAGTAGATGTTGTTGCCGCAACAAGCGGTGGATTAACAGCAAATGCAAACGACATCACAATAAATCTAGATACTAATTCGGGACTAAACCTTGGTGCTAACGGTATCTCAGTCGGTGCAGGAAGTGGTTTGGCAGCATCTGGCGGTGACGTTAATGTTGGTGCTGCAACTTCGGGTGGAATTACCGTAAATGCTGATGATATCCAAGTAAATCTTGACGGATCAACTCTCGCTCTAGGTGCTAGTGGTCTTTCTCTTGCCGATGGAGCCTCTGCTGCATTGCTTGTTGGACAAGGTGCATCTGATTCGACTTACAACGCAGTTGGGGGCGACCTGACAATGAGTTCAAGTGCAGCCTTTACCATTGCGGATTCATATGTTACAGATACTTGGGTTTACAGAGAAGTTCCATCAGGACTTGTAAATGGAAGCAATGCTTCTTACACGTTGGCAGCAACGCCTTTAAGTGGAACAGAATGTGTCCATTTAAATGGTATACTTCAAAATGTTGGCGGTTCAAATGATTACACCATTTCAACAAACTCAATCACTTTCAATAGTGCTCCTGAAACCGGAGATGTTTTATTAGTTAATTATGCCAAATAAAATAAAATTACCATAAAATTACCATAAAATTAAAATCCAAGGAAGGAAAAAAATGGCCGTAACACAAACAGATGGTGCTCGTCAGTTAAGATTTACTGGCAATCTTGACTTGCAAACCAATAAAATTGTCAATCTTACAGATCCGACAGCAAATCAGGAAGCTGCAACGAAAGCATATGTTGATGCTCAAGTTGCAGGTGGTGTAATTGATTTTAAAGAAAGCATTAGGGTAGCAACTACGTCTAATGGAACTTTTGCTTCAGCATTCACAGCAGGTCAAACCGTAGACGGAGTGACTCTTGTAGCAGACGATAGAATTCTTCTTAAGAATCAATCAACTGGTAACCAAAACGGTATTTATGATGTAACCGCATCTGGTGCTCCTGTCAGATCTTCAGACGCAAACACAAGTGCCGAAGTTACAACTGGCATGTTTGCATTCATTGAAGAAGGAACTTCAAACGCAGACACTGGCTGGTTGCTAACTACAACCGGATCTATCACTCTAGATACAACCGCTCTGACTTTTGAAAAATTCTCTCAAACCGGACAACTTTTAGGCGATCTTGTAGCTGGTGCTGGTCTTACGAAGACTGCTGAAACAGTAGATGTTGTTGCCGCAACAAGCGGTGGATTAACAGCAAATGCAAACGACATCACAATAAATCTGGATACTAATTCGGGACTAAACCTTGGTGCTGGCGGTATTTCAGTCGGTGCAGGAAGCGGTCTAGCAGCATCTGGCGGTGATGTTAATATTGGTGCTGCAACTTCGGGTGGAATTACCGTAAATGCTGATGATATTGAAGTTAATCTTGATGGATCAACTCTCGCTCTAGGTTCTAGTGGGCTTTCTCTTGCCGATGGAGCTTCTGCTGCATTGCTTGTTGGACAAGGTGCATCTGACACTACCTACAACGCAGTTGGGGGCGACCTGACAATGAGTTCAAGTGCAGCCTTTACCATTGCGGATTCATATGTTACAGATACTTGGGTAACAAGAGAAACTCCTACAGGAACAGTTAATGGATCAAATACAGACTTCACAATGGCGGCAACACCTTTGTCAAATACTGATTGTATTTATCTAAATGGCATCATCCAGAATACTGGTGGTGCAAATGATTACACTTTATCAGGAGCCATTATAACATTTAATACTGCCCCTGAGTCTGGAGATGTGATTCTAGTTAATTACAACCAATAAATTTGATTTAAATTATTAAAACTCTAAAGGATGGCAATTTGCCATCCTTTTTTAATATATAAGTTCATGTCTGTTAAACAAATAAGCGGAAGAATAATAGTTATTTCTACTGATGGGATAGATCTGGTATCTTCATTGGCAAGAACTCAGATGGATGGAGCAAGGCAGCTAAAATTTTCTGGCGATATGGATCTTCAGACAAATAAAGTAGTCAATCTTACAGACCCAACGGCAAACCAAGAAGCTGCTACTAAGGCATACGCTGATGCAAATGGTGGAGGATCACCAGGCGGGTCAAATACTCATGTGCAATACAACAATGCAGGCAGCTTTGGTGGAGGAGCAGGTTTCATATTTGATGGATCGGGAAATGTAACGGCTACGGATAATGTTGAAATTGATAGAATTGGGATAAGTGGCCAAAATCCAAATGAAATTAGAACAAATAATAACATATCTCTTCAAAATCTAGTTGTAGACCCAATCAATAACAATGGATTTGTAATAAACAGTTCAGAGCATTTTAACCCAACAGTTACAGAAGACTTCTTACTTGTTCATGGAACCGATGCCGAACCTTTAGGAGAAGGTAGAGTTGGACAACATTTAACTAGCTCTGGGAATCTTGGGAAATCAGTAAATGTCTACCAAACTCTCTATCTAACATATCACAATCGTCAACGTTCAGACGATGCTACGGCTGAAATATATCCAGGCGGAAATTACAATTCATTTGAATTACCAACTGACGGGAATTCGCTTTTTGAATATTTAATAGTGGGAACAACAGACGATGGGACCAATCAAAAAAGAAACGCATATAGATATAACGGATTAATTAAAAACAACGATGGAACCGGATCATTTGTAGGAACTCCAACAAAAACAGCAATAGCATCAGGAAGTCCTGATCTAGATGTGACCTTAAGTCTTGCAAGCAACACTCCATCCGCAGGAGATGTAAGTGTAATTTTAAAAGGGATACATGGGTCAAATTCGACTACACACTGGTGTGCGAAGATGACAGCAGTCGAGGTTAGAGGAGAGGCAAGTGGAGCACCAATTCCTTTCCACGGAGGAATTAAAGATGAAACTTGGTCAACCGTAGGAAATGGAATACTTGGAGGATAAATGGTAGTTAAATTCATAAGTGGAAAATATTTAAAAATACAAGAGAACGAAATTACATCTGACGATGAATCTATTGAAGCTCTTGGCCTAACCACTATCGATGGAGCAAACCAATTAAGATTTACTGGTAATCTTGACATGCAAACCAACAAAATCGTAAATATAACCGATCCTACTGCAAACCAAGATGCAGCTACTAAGTCGTATGTTGATTCGAATGGTGGAGGATCGCCAGGAGGCTCTGATACTTATGTGCAATATAATAATGCGGGAAGTTTTGGAGGAACCACGGACTTTGTAAGAACAAATGATGGATCGTCTACAACAATTGGGATAAACGGGTCCTTAACAGTTGATAATTTAAAATTTGACGGAAACATAGTTTCATCAACAAGCGGAAACATTGCATTAAACCCTATAAGCACAAATGGAGTAGAAATAGGAGAAGATTGCACTGCCAGTGGCGATTATTCTCTGGCAACAGGGAAAAATGCTTTAGCCACATTAAGATGTCAGCATGCTAGGAGTTCTGGAGCTTTCGAAGAGGGTGCTACCCCTGTTGCGTCTGCTGATGAAGTTATTACAAGCGGAAGCAATGTAAATTCAGCTTTTTCATATACAGGTGGAGGATCTCCTCAAAATATAGGAAGAAGTCAAAACGCTGTATTTAAAACAACTGTAAACATACCAACAGGAACAAATCCAGAAGGTTGTATTTTCGAAATGGGCAATTCATTCAGAGGTGGATATTGCGGATTTAATGGATCTTACGACTTAGTTGTTAGATTGGGAGATGGCAGCGCAACTCCTGATGTTGACGACTTCGCTAGAGTTGAAATACCCAATGCTTCACTGCCTCAAAACGTAGATTTTGATTTAATGTGGGAATTTCAAGTTGGGCCAATAGGAAGCGTTCGAGTATGGGTGGATAATATTCTATATGGAGAAGATCAAACAGATAATGATGCTCCTTTAGGAGGAAGCGAAACATGGTCAACATCACTAGACGGGAAATACAATGGATCTTTTGATGGAGTCATTGCGGGAGAATCAGGGAATTACGATGCTGTAGTTACAACTTCAGGAGTGTTACTGCAATCTGATTTAAGTTATTGGTCAAACATAACAGTCACAGAAACAATTAAAAAAGCACAAACAAGCTATGTTGTGTCTGCATGTGAGACAACTAACGCTACTCAAACAGAAATGTTTATAGGAGATGTTACAAATGCTAGAATATCAATACCAAGCGGCCAAACTTATCTTTTTGATATATTAATCGTAGGAAGAAGTGTAACATCTGGTGATGGAGGAGGATATAGAATAGAAGGAGTTATTGAAAACACCAGTGGAACAACAGCTTTAGTAGGAACTCCAACAAAAACAACAATAGCTGAAGATACCGCTTCTTGGGATACAGACGCAGAAGCAGACAACACAAATGATGCATTAGCAATCAAAGTGACAGGAGTAGCAAGTGAAACAATTAGATGGTGTGCTAAAACAACTCTAGTAGAAATAGAAAATGTTTAAAAGTTCATAAATATAGTACAAAGGAGATAAAATGACAACTGTTTTACATAGAAATACAACTTTAACAACTACCTTCGAAGTCGTAGACGACGAAGGTAATATAATTGAAACAGAAGAGACAAAGTTAAATCTTTCAACTTTAACTGAAGATGATTTCACGACTTCTCTTAAAGCGTTGAAAGAAGTTTGGGCTGAAATGCAAAAAGAATATGGCGAAGACAAGTTGAATTTGGGAAAACTGGTGAAGAAGGTGGAAGCTATGGATATGAGAATATTCAAACAAGAAAAAGAACAAACTAAAATGCTGAAAAGTATAGAAGAGACCTTAAAAAATATGTTGCCTGAAAAAACCGCAGAAGAATCTATAGAGAAACCTACAAAGGAATAAAATGACAGTTAAAGGCTTTAAAACATGGTTAGAATTTAAAGATATTTTTGGATTTGATCAAAACAACAAAGATGCTGAGAAGTCACATCAAAACGATATGCCTATAAAATCTTTTGATTTAGAAAAGCTGTTTTCTATACTCGCATCTAAAAAAATTGGAACCAATGAAGGGCGTAGCAATTTCATGAATGAGGTACAATGGGGAGATAATTCCGGTTCTATAAAGTGCTGGTGTGGTACTGGTCTGAATCTCATGATCGACAGACTAGGAAGCGATTTAACTGGGAACCCAACTTGGTATACAAAAAGAATTTTTCAAATAAACAGAGGCGGATATGGGGGATATGAAGATATAGTCGCCAATGAAGTTTTAGACGAAGTGCAAGTGATAAATAAAGAGGATATAGATTCTCCAAAGAGAGAATATAATAAACTCGAAAGCCTAGTTGTACAAATGGCTGATTCTATAAGAAGAAACGCAAAGAATATCTTCATCTATGAGGGCATTAAGAAAATAAGTAATTCTAATTATATCATCAGACTGGGAGTTAAAGGACATGGCAACCAAGCACCAGATCATCAAAGAGTCGAGGAAAATCAAACTTCTATAATATTCGAAAAAGAAAAAGGGATGATTCGAATATTGAACTACAACATAGAGTCTGGAATGGGACAACATGAGTGGGCCATGAGTCCTTCTGATACTGATTTGAATTTCTTTCCTACACAGGAAAATTCTGAAATAATAGAAACAATCACTAATACTCTGAAATGGTACTAAGTTGAGTAAAAAATCAAATAAAAGAGATGCAATAGAAGATATTGTAAAAAATTTAAGATCATCTTTTAAAGATATGAGCTATCCGACAAGAAAAAAAGCATGGAAAGCAATAACATCTGAAAAAGGAAAGAAAGAAATTAACAAAATAATTGTTAATCCAAATAGACAAATAGATTCCTTGCTTATAAAAAACTTTAGCTTTAAAGAGTGGTTAAGCAAGACTGTTTGATTAAACTAAGGATGCAATATTGCTAATATGATCTTTTTCTAACACGAACCAGCAATAACAACTATCTTCATAGAAGCCCATTTCTATATCATCATTTATGCTTATTCTAAAATTAAAGTCTTCGTCAATATAAGACATTATATTTTCTAATGAACAATTTTCATCATCTATATCTTCAATAAATATTTCGCCATACCAAATTTTACAATTTTCATATGCGAATCTACATATTTGCCTTAAGTCATCAGACTTGAGATGGTCTGTTTGGAATTCCATTATGTTTCTCCGAGTCAATAATAATTTGTGCTTGATGTTCAAAAATTTCCATCCAAGTTTCTTCAGGGCAGCTTCTTCTACATACCCAGATTTCTTGTCGTTCTTTGGTATTTGTATAGCCTTCAAATCGGCAACATCTCATATTTGATTCGGTGTTTTTTAAGTCGTAGTATTTCCAAACACTATTTTCTTCGTCTAAAAAAAATCTATTGTTCATAGTCAAAAATTTCCTTAAACCTATTTACGACTTCATCGTTGATCGAAGATTTATAGATAGAAAAGTCAAAAGAGAATGCTTTCTCAATTGGTTCATTCAGAACCTTAGCCATCCAAGGGCTTAACAGCGAATAAATTGGTGACACCCATCCAAATGTTATCCATTTAATCATGGTTCTATCTAAAACTTTTTCTTCGTACTGCCTATAAATTAGGCAGTTGCGATCAGCTAAAAACATTTTTGTTTTTTCTAATTCCCTCAGCACTCTAGAGGTGCTATCTGAACTCAAGTTTTCTATTGATTGAGTTTTAATGCGGTGAGCATCATATCTTCTTTTCCAAACTTGCCATCTTCTCCAAGCTTTTTCTCCATGCAAGCACTGAGGATCAATTAAGGCGTGTATTTTTCCATCGTTAATTGACTTTAAAATATGAAGTTGAGCTAGAATGTATAGTTTATATTCTTTGTCTGGCAATATGCCGTTGGTTTCTTTTGCTAATTTGTAGCAGTGTTTAAAAAGAAGGGATTTTCGAGGATCACCTGTTTTTCGAATTCGAACATGTTGATAATTAGGAAATTGCTCTCTAGACATCTCGACCCACATTAGGGAGATTTTATAAGCCTTCGCCTCAAGTTTATTCATTTGATGATGCAAAATTGCTTCGAGAGGGTCTGGCATTGAGAAATTTTCCTTTGTTCGAATTGAGATTTATATAAAATTTTTTTTCTCAAGTCAAGTTGACTTTATTATTTAGAGTTACTAACTTAGTTTCAACTTTAAAAACATGCTAGGCATCATCCTGCCTTATCAGGAATTATTTGAAAAAATCCCAAATTACAGCCTGATAAACAAAACCTGACTCTGCGAGGTGGCCCTGCTTGCTAATCGGATCTAACTCCAGATCTACATGAGAGCAGTAAACTAGGTGAGCCAGAGTATTGAAACCATCCCCTAAAAACGGCAAAACAGTTGGATTGTTACGTAACCATTCGTACCCAACTCTTGGGGTGAGAAAGTTGAAAAAGATCTTTCTCCTTTACTTTGGTTAGGACGTTTACAAGAAATTTATAAAGAAAAAGTAATTCAAGACAATTGCTTTATGTAAATTTCAAATTGGATTTTGTTATTGCTTGTACACAATGATTCTTATTAGACAAGTCAGTAAGAACATTAACTCAGTTTATCTGTGCTCTTATATCCCCCTTGTTATTATTAGTAATTAATTAATAGGGTGAAAGCATTAAGGCCAGATAAAACTTGGAGGAGATTATGCGCATACAAAACTTGTTTTTTAAACTTGTTTTAACTCGTTAGTTGTTTTTTCGATCTTGTTAGTTGTTTGATTTTTCATTACACTCTTACTATGAGCGAATTAGCACAAGCCTTAGAGCAGTTGGTAGATAGCAATATTTTTATTGCTGTAGAAGGCACTGTTTCTAAAAGATTGATTATTATTGGCGGAAACAAACGAGTGCAAATAGATCTGTCGAGCGACAGAAGTCAGCTTGCTGAACAATTGGGCGAAATTGATTTTTATATAAATGATCCAAATAAAGTGTTGATTGGATGGGATTTGAAAAACTTATTTTCCCATGTTGGCAATGTGCTTGGATTGAAATATGATTTGGACTCTAACTTGTTGGACTTAAAGGTTTTAGAGTGTTTTTTTGGAGTGTTTGAGAAAGCCCCAGAGAGTTTTAAAACTGCCCAGTCCAGACTAGTCAGCATCATGCAGGACGCAAATTGGGATAAATTAAAATATATTTACAAAAATATTTATCTCCCGCTTATAACTAGTGTGATACCTGATATAGAAAACGCAGGCATCATACACACCAAAAACAGATTAAAGCTAAATTCCTATTACGAGATTCTTGGACAAGTTAACGGTCGAAGCAAATGCTCAAAATTCTCAGACAAAAGCTTTAATCCCCATTCAATTAACGAGTCCGATAGAGAATTGTTCAGACCTGCTGGATTTGATGAAATTTTCATGTACATAGACTTCAATCATCAGGAAGTTTCTATGCTGCAATGGCTTTCTGATGATCCTGAGTTGGGGAAAAATCTTGCAACAGGGCAAGATTTGTATAATACGATTTGGAGAGATATCACGACATTGGAGCCAACACCAGATTCGAGAAGGATTTGTAAGGGTATATTTTTACCTGTCATATTTGGACAGGGCGCAAAGTCCCTTTCGAAACGGCTTGGGATACCGTTTGATGTCGCCAATAAGTTGATTACAAAGATACAAAATAAATACTCGGTCGCATTGGAATATGTTGCCAAGCAAATTGTTAAAGATGACGGATATGCTTTAGACCATTACGGAAAAAAGCGATTTTTTGGAGAGCAAGATTATAGGATTAGAAATTTTGTAATTCAATCTCCTGCATCTACGGTCTGTTTGCATAAACTTGTCATGCTGCACCGGGAAATTAAAGATGCAAGAATAGCGATGCACGTTCATGATGGTTATATTTTTTATGTTAGGCCGAGCGACTGTCGTAAGGTTTATAACTTATCAAAAGATATTCTGGAGTCAGATGACGATAATCTGTATCCAAATTTAAAATTAAAAATTTCATGTGAGATTGGGAAAAATCTCAATGACATGAAGCCTATAAACTAATTGGAGATACCTTGAAATCTATATTTACTCAATTTCCTGTAACATCAGAGGAATATGAAAAGCTTGATGAAAAGTTTGGCGATTTGTGCGAATATGCCGCATGGCAGTTGATTAAAAAAAATTCTAGAAATAATCACACGGATGAACAAACAGATATTTCACAAGAACTCAGAATAGCCTTAATTAGGGCAGGCTCTTACTACAAGAGGCAGGTTTACATTGTTGGATGCTTGGAGCTTTGTGCCAAACACGCACAAGATAAATTTGTAAAATGTGTGGTTGAAGAGTTGTGTGAGCTTTGGAGAAATAAAACTCGACACGGAGCGAATAAGCAAAAGTTTGGACCTCATCAAGAAAAGATTCTAGAAAAACTTGTTAAGAAGATAGTTCCAAAAAAAGAAAGACTCTCTAGAAAAGCACCTTTACGAATAGACAGTAAATTTGTAACATATTGTAAATCTATAACCTGGAATGCTCAAAAATCTATGGGCAAAAGAATTACTAGAGAAAAAGGAATCAGATCAGGGCAGGTGAGTCTTTCGGAATATGACTACTTGGTTTCTTCTGATTTTTAACAACTCAACACAGAGTCAGATAAGCAGAAACGTGTTGCTTTATTCGGAGTGAGAATGGCAGAAGGAATTGATTTCCTAGACGAAGGCGACTTGTCAGATGAAGAGCAGGAAGCATTGGCTGAATTAATGGCCAATGATCCTGACCCTGCGTCTGGCGATGCGTACAATTGGAGCGAAGATTTTCAACGGGAAATTGTCTCTCTGCTTCTTCAAGATGAAAGCTTTTGCCGACAAAATATTCAGCTAGTTAAGCACACTTACTTCGCCAATGAAGTTCATCAAAAGTTGTGCAAAATTTTATTTTCACACTTTCAAGAATACACATCTCTACCAACTAGAATTCAATTAGCACAGGAACTAAGGGATTTAACAGAGGGAAAAGATGCAGAAGTTCGTGTTCATTTTCTGAAGGAACTCAGTACTGTCCTGAAGTTCTACAATCCTGGAATTGAATCAAGATCGTATTACAGCGATAAGATTACTGAGTTTGCTAAAGAAGCCGAACTGAAGATAACGTTTCACAGGTGCATCCAAGAATTCAAAGGAAAGAGGTCTTGGGACAAAATTAAAGAAATGTTACGTGAAGCCTTGTTGGTTGATCGTGATGTTGATATTGGCGAAAACTACTTCGAAGGGCCGGAAGAGAGATACGAAAGAAAGAAGAAAGCGGCAGAAGAAGGAGAGATCTTCACAAGTGGATTTAAGGCAATTGATGACCATATTATTGGTGGCGGTCTCAGTCGAGGCGAGATAGCATCTTGGATGGGATTGAGTGGGACGGGGAAATCTTTAGCTCTTGTGAGAGGTGCTATTGCTAATGTTAATATTGGAAAAAAAGTCCTTTACATCACTCTCGAAAATTCAGAAGATCTTACTGCTGACAGGTTTGATTCACAAATAGCAAATCCGGTAGGTGTAGAGAGCATGCCTGGAATCAACACTCTCATGGAGAAAGACAACCCTGAAATTGTCATCAATGCAATTAACGAATATGTAGAAGACAAAGAGGACAAAAGGCTTTTAATTATTAAGCAGTTTCCTGGTGGCCAAATGGGTCCGAGCGATCTAATGGCATACCACAATCAGCTTAAACTTCAAGGATTTACTCCTGATTTGGTCATTGTTGATTATATCGGAGAAATGGCAGATTATCCTGGCGTGAAGACCTATGAATCTAGATACAAGATTGTTAGAGACCTGAGAGGCTGGGCTGTTTCTGAGAAGATTTGCATTATTACAGCTATGCAGGCAAATAGAAGTTCTAAAGAAATTGCAAAAATGGGAGATGTAATTGATGACGAACATCTCTCAGACTCCTTTGACCAAGTTAAGCCGCTCGATGCCTTGTGGACTCTGAATCAGTTTCAAGATGAAAACGATTGCGAGCCAATTAGATTGGCTAGGGTCTTTATTGCCAAAAATAGAAACGGTCAAGCGAAGTATCACTTTCATATAGAAATTAATAGACACACGTTGTGCATGCGACAGATATCGAAAGATACATATATGAAAGTTCTTAAAGAATACCAGTCCACAAAAGAGGAACACGGTACTCAAGGCGTGGAAAATGAGTTAAAGAACGACCCAACTGCCAGTATAATTGGAAATGCATCTGATCACCTGAATGCGATTGAAGGAGCATCGGCAAATTTTTCTAAAGAAATTGGAAACAATGACGATGATGTAGATGTAAAAGACGAAATACCAGGACTAGACTAGTTTAACAAAGGGAAATAAAATGCCAGACGTAACAGTAGAAACTTTAGAAGAAATATTAGAACAGACGCCTAGCGTAAAAGTTGGTGAGCAAAAAGTATATCTTGACCCCAATAGGCTGATCTTCAACGAACAGTCTGTAGGCGAATGGTTACAAGATGCAGGTGCGTGGTACGCATACTTTGCTCGACAACTAGCAGATGCAGAATATCTTAAAGATGCAAGAGATGCTGACTATGAAAGTAAATATGCAAGCTTGTTTGTTTCCTATAAAGAAAATGGATGTTCTGACAAATTAGCAGATGCAAGTGCTAAATCAGATGAAGAACTCGAAGAAGCAAAGAAAGGAATCGCACGAGCGAAGCACACCGTCAAATGCCTGCAACAGCATCTTAGAGCTTGGGACAAGGCACACGATTCGGCTCAAAATAGAGCAAATACATTTAGAAAAGAAATGGAAAAACAATGGTTCGATCCGGCCAATAGTGACGGTCGCTTAACAACGACCTCAAGTGACCTTGATGTCAAGGTTGACAATATCATAGGTGGTGCGAAGGTTGACAATATCATAGGTGGTGCGAATTGATTTGGAAGAGAAGAAAGTCAAATTTGGTTATCGCTGCTGTTGGTGATCAATCTATTCACAAAGAGTGGATTTCTGATGCCAAAAACAAATCTTTTGATTTGGCTTTGATTTACTATGGCGATCTTGTCCACAAAGAAGAGATGTACAAAGATGATGCCAAATATTATTTAAAATCAAAAGGATATAAGTGGCATTTAATATCTGAAATGTATGATAAATTTGAAAAGTCTTTTTCAAATTATGAATTCATCTGGTGCCCAGATGACGACGTGTCTGTAAACAGCGAATCTTTGTCTCACATGTTTCGGTATTGCAAAGATAAAGGTTTAAATTTGGCACAGCCTTCGATGACTAGTGATAGTTTTATAGGTTCGGATAAAAAAGAGTGGCCCATTGTGTCCAATCACACTGGAACAGAATTCCGATTTACCAACGTCGTAGAACGAATGGCTCCGGTTTTCAGTAGAGAATCTTTCAAAACGCTTAGAAAAACTTTTATAGAGACCAAAAGTGGATGGGGACTTGATTGGGTTTGGCCTAAAATCTTAAATTATGAAAATTGCGGAGTAATAGATTTAATCCAAATTAAGCACACAAAAGAATGTGAGTCTGGGGAATTATATGAAAAATATAAAAAAGACGATATTTGCCCCACTATAGAAAAGAAAAAAATTCTTAGGCGATACAAGATTCCTCTTGCTATTTGTACTGAAATTTCTAATATAGAGAGACGAATGGAAAGAGTGTGTGTACTGCATGAAATCCCACAGGTTAAACATAGGTTTAATCACCTTTTCCGAAGGGATAAAGGGTGTTCTCATGCGTGCAGGAAAGTGGGAAATAGGTTGTTAAATTTTAAAAATTTAATAGATTAACAAGAGTAAATAATTTGTATTCTTAGAATTTGCCTTCGAAATATGATGGGTCTGCCTGTGCGGATGACACACATGAAAAAGAAGAAAATCACTTGCACAGAAGATGGATGCTTTAAAGGCACATCTTGTGTGGTTTTCAAAAATTAAGACAAACGTCTTAGCTAAGAGTGCAAAGAACTGACTGGAGGAACAGTCAGTTTTTTAATTTTTAAGCAAGCAGCCTTTTCTCAAGTCTTTTAAACAATTGGGGCGATAGGGAAAAGGCTGTTTGTGTATTTGGTGTTAAAATGAAAGAATTGAAAGAAATAGTTTCTAATCTAGAGTCAAATCTACAGGATGGGTTGATATCTCCTAGAATAATTTTAAGTTCACTTCGGTTTATTGATGAATCATCTAGGAAATCAGGTGCTTATGCAGATCCCTTGTATATGCCATTTTATTATCATCTTGGGAAACATATTTCTCCTAAGAGCTATATTCAAATAGGTTTTAATTTGGGGCTTTCTTCTGCTTGCTTTATGAAAAGCTGTAATTCGGTGGAAGATTTTTTAGCTTTTCAAAGAAAAAATGAAGTTTTTTACTCGTCTCGTCTTTCTATTAAAAATGTAAAAAATCATTACAAAAATAATTTTAGTTTTTATCACGGAGGCTTTCATGATGAAGCTTTTGAAAAAAGTGTTCATAGTAAGAAATGGGATCTTATTATGGTAAATGAGAGAATATTGTATGACACTCATCTAGAATGCTTGGAGATTTTGTGGCCTTTTCTAAGTTCGGGTGGATTTTTAGTGGTGGATCGTGTTGTATCTGACAAGTCTGCCAAAGATTCTTTTAGTAATTTTTGTAACATTAAAAATAGAGATCCTTTTGTAATAAAAACAAGATACGGTGTTGGAATAGTTCAAAAATAAGTTTTTCAAACTATCTTAAAGAGAAATAATAGTAAAAGAGGTAAATGTCAATGGGTTACGAAGTTGTATACTATTACCACGAAGAAATAGAGCGTGGAGAATATAACAAAGAAGAAACAAAAGAAGGCATGGTAATTGTAGGTGAGGCGTGGGAAGATGTGGAATTAGATTATTTAGCTGGCAAAGTAATGGCACTCTTGGCTCGGAGAAGTATTCTAGTTACAAGTTTAGAGATAAGCGAATTTAAGAAAAAAAGCGTAACATTCAGAGAGGCGAAAGACGGCATTGTTATAAAAAATAGGAAGTTTAAGTTTGATGATGGGTCAACGTTGAAAGGCGAGAGCCTTGAGCAAAGTGATCCCATAGACCAACTCAAAGCCTTGCTTGATGCCAATCCTGATTTAATCAATTCGCTTGGGGTTGCTGGGGCCGAGACTGCCAGCGTGCCTTTCCCACACGAATCGTCGCAAAACACACCATCTAGAAAAACACACCCACAGGCTACAGCACCTAGTCCCAAAGGCAAGTCGCAATTTAAAAACGCTCCTTTGAGGTACGAGGTGTTCGATCCTGTTATAGACGGGTTAGCACAAGATGCCAAACGTCGAGGTCTTAGGTTTACTTTGGGTAAAAAATATCCAATATACGAAGAAAAAGCTGCTGGAAATCAATACGCAGGCATGCAGTATTTTACTTTAGATGATAATGGCAACAAACAAGCAATGTCAGATAAGTTCTTCAAAACGGAAACATCACAGTTAATCGGGGATCGGGAAAGAGGTGTCCAGATCCAAGACCAGTCAGATTCAAAATTACAATGGAGCGGCGTAATTGGCGACAACATGCCAAGCGTGAGGTAAATATGAGCAATTTAAAAAAACAAGAAAAGAAAAAGAAAAAAAGAGAAAAATTAGCCAAGGGGAGAGTTCTGGCACGCAGGTCAGCAATTCGTGAAGAGGCAAAGGAGAAAAGGGCCGAAAGAGATTCTCAAGAGCGTGCTCGCAAAGCTGCCGCTAAAGCCGGTTTGTCTACTACATACCGAAAAAAAGAACCTAATCCAGAAAAGGATGCAGAAGTGATGGAAAAACTAGAGAAGAATTTAGAGATCCTGAAAGCTTTAGAAGAAGAAAGTGGCCAACAAGCAGAAAATAGAAAAAAGTTAAACGAGGAACTAGTGGCGACAGGTGCAACAACCCCTGAAGAAAAGCTAGAAGCTATAAAATCTGGAGCCGTTGAAAAGGCCAAAAATCAAATCAAAAAGAAAACTATTGGAGGCTTTGCAGGAGGGGCGGAATGCAGTTTCGCAACATCAGAGCCAGACCTTAAAAACTGAACCGATGCCTACCTAAAAATAAAATAAAAATATAACTAAAGTCCATTGACCTTATTGACGATACTATTTATAACAATCAACCACGCAACGAAAACTATAACAAACGTTGCATTACCTTTAAAAACTACGGAGAACAAAAATGACTTTAGACATCGGTGCTCTACAAGCAGAAAATGATCGATTATCAACAGAATCACAAGCAGGTGATTATCTTGCAAACTTTGTAAAAATGCCAGAAGGCAATGGGGCCTTAGTTTTAAGGCTTCTACCACCAGCACCAGCAAGTGCTTTTGGCAGGGATAAAAATCCTTTCTACTGCTCTACAAGGATTCATAGAGTAAACAACAAAAGCTGCCACTGCCCTAAAGAACTAGACGGTTCACGATGGAAGGGCGATAATTGTCCTATTTGCAAATATTATAATTGGCTGTGGCAAGAGTCGGAAAAGAAGTCGCCTGAAGAAGCTAATCAAATGCAGGCAAATGCTCGAAAGATAAAGCCAATCGAGCGTTACTATTACAATGTTGTTGTTCGATCTGTGTTCAATGAGCAGACTCAAAAGATGGAAGAAAATGTTGGTCCCAAAATCTTGTCTGTTGGTAAAACTTTACACAAGATGATCATTCGAGCGATTGTTGGCGACAAATCGATCAATGAGGCTGCTTTGGGGGATGTAACTCATCCGACAAACGGCAGAGACTTTAAGTTAATCAAAACGATGCGACAATCAGGTCGTGATTCTTATCCTAATTACAGCGATTCTAAATTCTTAGATCCAAGCCCATTAGGTGAGCCAGATCAAATTGAAAAATGGATGACAGATTTGCACGATATTGCATCTCTGAGAGCCTTGAGGCCAGAAGATGAGCTTAAGCATGAGCTTAAAGTTCATCTTGGGTTGGTTCAAGATAGCTCTGGTTCTAGTGGGTTTGATCCTACTGAATTTCAAACATCTCCGAGTGCAACAGTTGCATCAGCAACGGTAACAGATGCTCCTTTGGACTCCGCTCCCGCTCCCGCTGCTGCCGCAGTTGCTGTCGCTGAAACGGAGTTGCCAACTTCTGGAGAAACAGAATCAATGGCTGATGATGACTTCTTGAATGAACTAAGAAATCTAAGCAGTTAATTCAGAAGCGAAAGCGGCGATGTGGTGAGCGACACATGCCCTGACAGAGGGAACACCAGTAATAACTTAAAATAATAACTGGGCTTAATGGGTTTGAATCCTATACGCTAGTAGCTTTGCTAGAGCCTTGCCCGTTTGGGCAAGGCTCTTTTTTAATCAACAATCAACAATCAACAACAAACAAAAATTACGGAGTGAATTATGGCTAAAAAAGGAACTAAAAAAACAACTAAAACTAAATCTGATGATGACTTTCTGAAGGAGCTTGCTTCTGAGACTGGAGGTCAAATAATGAGCGAAGTGGGAGCTTCAAAGTATTTCATTGATACCGGGAATTTAGCTCTAAATAGAATCTGTTCTGGCAAGTACGTAGGCGGAGGCATTCCAGGTGGACAAATCACAGAAGTTTATGGACCTTCTGCATCGGCCAAGTCCCTTTTGGGAAATTGTGTTCTTGGTGCTTGTCAACGCATGGGAGGGATTGCTGTCTATCTAGACTGCGAACGTGCAGGAAATCCTGAATTTGCAAAAAATGCAGCCAAAGTAGATGTTGATAAACTTATAACGTATGAGCCGATCTCTATTGAGCAAGTTGAAGCCAAGATTAGAACTTCTATCAAATTGATCACAAAGCATTACGGCGTCGATATTCCAAAGCTTTTCGTGTGGGACTCAATTTCTGTTGTTCCAACGGAACGAGAGTGGAAAACTAATGAGCTACCTGAAAACTATACTGCGGCTGAATTTAAGAGAGTTGTAGGTTCCAAAGAGCGACCGGGAGAAAGAGCAAGAGCCGCAGGCGATGCTCTTAGAAGGTTGAATCCTTTTTTGAATGATCACAATGCATCTCTGTACATCGTAAATCAAACTAGGCAAAAGATTGGAGTTATGTTTGGCAGCGACGAAACCACTGCTGGTGGTGGAAAAGCACTCCCTTTCTACGCCTCGTGTCGTCTCAGAACTAGTGCGACAAAGCACATGCTTGACAAGCACGAAGTCCCATGTGGTGTTAATCTGAATTTCCGCAACAAGAAGAATAGAGCTTTCAAACCTTTTGGCGTCGTCGAAGGTGTTCAGCTTTTCTTCGATCAAGGAATCTCACCTCTAGGAGGACTTCTGATGAGCCTGAAGCAAGCAGAAAGGATTGAGCGACCAAGTCCCAAGGGAAATTGGATCGTCAATGAACCGTGGGCAGGCGGGGAAGAGGTCACATTCAAAGCATCTGCTGCTGAGGGTGTGGTCCCAGAAGAGATTCTCCTCAAGTGCCCATCACTTATCGATGCTGAAAACGAAGAACAGGTAAGAGATTATCTTTCCATTTGGGAGGGAGCTTCCAAATTAGCAGCAGCCGATCTCAAAACAGAGGGCATCGCAGATGAAAATGTTGACATGGTCAAGGATGCAGACGTGTTGAAGAATCTCGGATTAGAAGATCAATTTAATAGTGATGAGTTCACGCCAGAAGAATCTGAATAAGCTCTTGAAGAGAGTTGGCGTATCACTGGGTTAGTTGTGATCAAAAAAACCTCGCCGTAAGGCGAGGTTTTTTTGTAGGTGCGTTAGAATCTTATTTTTAGATTTTAACGTACTTCCCTCCGCCAACTTTTTTGATTTTGCATCCTTGTTTTTCCATTTCTTTTTTAACATGAGAAATGTGAGAAGAAAAACATGCAGAGCTTAACTCATACCTTTCATATCTTTTCTTGACTTTCGAAAGGTCTACAGTCTTTCCCTTTTCGAATTCTTTCTTTATATGGTTCCTAATGATTGCTGCTCTTCTCATTTTTTCTTTTCGAGGCACACCCTTTTGGTCTAGCACTTTAGGGACTGATTCGACTGTTTCATATTCAAAGTTTGCTGAATAATCTGGGTTTGAAATTGCAGAAGCCAATTCTTCTAGATTAAGCACTTCGCCTTTTTTAATTTTGACATGCTTTATTTCAGCATTGAAAAAATTTGAAAACTCTATTAGATAATTTAAATTTTTCTCAGACGTAAAGAAATTTCTTTTATCTTTGGTTTTTAGCAATATGCAGTTGTGGTCTTTTTTGGTTAACATTTTTTTCTCCAATATATTTTTAGATTATTGCATTTTTCTCAAAGAAAAGCAAGGTTGCAATCAAATATTTTATTATGTAAAATAAAAAACATGGTAGAAAGCTTTTTATTAAAATCGGACTCTAAAAGAAATTTTGGAGTCGAAATTGAATTAAACTCCCAAGATCGCAGGGATTTCAAGAGCAACCCTTTAGAACGAGGCGAACAGCCCTTGGGAATGATGGATTTCTCTAAAGAATGTAGCGATTTTTTGAGAAGTTACTATTTAAAGTCTGATAAGTCTAATTTAGATTCAACTGTGCAGGTTACAGGCTGGCATCATACTCACGATAACGAAAATTGGAGGCTGAAGCCGGATTCAAGTTGTGGAATGGAACTTTGTTCTCCTGTTCTTTCCGGTTGGGATGGATTGGAAGAGGTTTGCAAAGTTGTAGAATTTATTAAAGACAACACTTCGGTGGGAGTAGATTCGAGATGTTCCTTTCATTGTCATATTGATGTTTCTGACCTATCGGACGCACAAATTGCTAATATATTGAAATATTGGATCAAATGCGAAAGCGTATTTTTGGACTCAGTGCCAGCCAATAGAAAAATAAATAGGTATTGTCAGGCTATCGGTTTAACAGACTTGTTTGAGCACGATTGTGACTATTCAGATGGAGAGATAATAAACTCTTTAGGAACTATGAAATATTATTCTTTAAACACATACCATAAATGCAGAAGGAATAGAAATACTATAGAATTTAGAATAATAGAATCAGATGGTTGCGTTAATCCTTTCTTGGTCAAAAACTGGATTAAACTTTTGTTGCATTTTGTAGACGTTTCAAGTTGGGCAATGGCTCCAAGAAGTTACAAGTGTGATGATCCTTGGTCATCTTTTCTTTGGTTAGATCCTGATGAAGTTTTGTACTTTTTAGGGTTTTTTCACGAGGAATATATTCTTTCGAAAGGGATGGAACAAGTTAGGAATTGGTTTTTAGCTCGTTTAAAAAACAATATCTTTGATTCAGATTCGCCAGGAGTGTGGTCTAATTTATCAAGATCACAATCTAAAGAGAAATTAGATGAGGCTATAAAATCTATGGGATTAAGCGACAATGACCTTTTAAATTCTTTGAACGATGAAAAAAATCTGTACTCTACTGAGTACAGATTTTAATTTTATCAGATGCTTATCAATATATACTTCTGAGGTACATTATGTCTTATGAAAAACTTAAATTAGATGAAATAATTGATCGTATGAAGAATATGGGGAATTTATTAATTCCTTATAATTTTCCTTTAGGCGATCCAGTTTGGGAAGATGATTTAAATTTTTTAAAAATTACAGATTGCACCATAGATGGATATAGAATAATCCTACATTTTAGCAAAGCAAAGTATGAAAATCATTATTTAGAGACATTACAAGTAATGTCTAAAGATGCTCCCTTTTTACCATTTAACTTGGTTGCAAAATTAGCCCAAAAGATTCTAGGCGGCCATCGTCTCTCTCTTGTGGAGATGCTCAGAGGTAATAGGAAAATTTATTGTTGGACTTTGTTAGTAGATGATGGAGGGAAGCCAATGAAAAGTAATCTTGAAGAGTCAGAGAGTGTTGAAAGATGTGTTTATGAAGGCTTTGAATACGGATATATTGACCCTACCACAGTTAATTTTTATTAACTATCTTTTGTTTTCTTTTTAAGTTTTCCTTTCTTATTATTTGTATATAAGAAGGAAGCTCATAACTTAAATACAGGAGTGGAAACATGAATAAATCTAAAAAAATTCAACAACTTCTAATTAGTCATCTTTTAGAAGAGGGATACGTCGAACTTATTTTACCCGATGGTATTGTTCTAGAGATTGGGACAGTTCAAGAGGACAAGGTTGGCGATTTAGTAAAGAAAGACAATTACTGTTGGATGATAGCGACCCAAGACGGCAGAACTGCTTCTATGGATGCTTACAATTTAGGATTGAGTTTTAACGCCGATACAAATAAGTTTATATTTGAGGACCAAGCCATCGGGCAAAATGGAGAAGAACAACACATTTTATCTGTAGTTTAGTTTTTAATTGTTTTTATATGGATGGTTTTTCCATCTTTGTTCAAAATTATTTCGCTAGTTGCCGAAGTGATATTGTTTTTATATTCTAGGATTGTATAATCTATCCATAATAAAAAACTTGATTTTTGTTTTTCAAAACGAGATAGAGTTAGCTTTGTAATCTGACAGGAGGAATCTATGTCTAGATTTTCTATTGCTAATTTTTTTGCAATAGAAAGTAATTTTCTATTGTCAAAGAACTCTGTCCATTTTGAAAGTATTATTTTTTCAAATTCACTAGGGTCTAACATTAGAGGGACGGACTCATGAAAAAGATTGAGAATGTTTTAAAAGAGTATGTCAGAAAGCTTTCTGACGAAGATCTACGTTATCTATCGATTCGTTTCACTCATTCTCTGAGTGGAGACAAAGCAGAGTCGGCAGAGTTTTTATCAAGAGAAAGAAGTGTTGATAACTGGCTTTCTGCCGCTTCTTCATGTACAGAATGGTTCGACATGCTTGACATGGTTGGAGATTATGTTAAAAAAGAAAATATTAGGAGATATGGAGAAGATTCAAAATCTTTCAAAAAATCTTCTGATAAGAAGAAAAGACAGAATGCGTAACAGAAGTGGTGGAGCTTTCGGCTCACAGATGCGGCGTGTAAGGTTCAATACCCTATATCGTGTGGCACGAGCGTCGATAGTGGATCTGTAAAGGGTCATTCCCTAATTCGGGTTCGATTCCCGACTCTGTGAGTTTTTATTATTTGAAGGAGTGTCGAAGTGCCACCAGTCAAAAATCTGACTGATCAAAATGATTTGGTTCCTACTGAGCAATATCCTTCATACGCAAACTTTCCTTTTGAAAATTTCAATCCGGTTCAAAGTCGGATATTTGAATTATTCGATAAGGATTGCAACGTCATCGTTGCAGCAAAGACATCAGCGGGAAAGACCATATGCTCTGAAATGATCATGGCTCATGAGATTAGAGAGCGTGGCGGCAAGGCCATGTTCTTAGCACCTCTAAAAGCATTGGCTAAAGAGAAAATTGACGACTGGACCGATCCCAATCACCACTTTGCAGATTGTAATCTTTCCATTTGTACAGGCGACTACAGACTGACAGCGGCCAGAAAAAAAGAGCTTGAAAATTCAGACATAGTTCTGATGACATCTGAGATGTTGAACTCCAGATGCAGGAACAATAAATCTGAAAACAATGAGTGGCTCAAAGACATAGGAACGCTCGTCGTTGATGAGTCTCATCTTTTGACCGTACCAGGCAGGGGCGATCATTTAGAAGTTGGCTTGATGAAGCTTACTCAAGTCGCCCCCAATGCTAGAGTTGTTTTTCTGTCTGCTACTATGCCTAATGTTGGAGAAATAGCCGAGTGGATCAGCTACCAACTTACAGGCAAAGAAACGTATTTAATTGAATCGGAATATAGGCCGTGTCCTTTGGGCGTGCATTATGAATCTTATATTTCTCAAGGAAAGTATGAGTCTATAGAAGAGGAAAAACTAAATTCTGCCCTGAATATCATAAACGACTATAAAGAAGACAAGTTTATCGTTTTTGTCCATACCAAAAGAACGGGGCATATGGTTAAAAAGGCTTTGGAGAAAGCTGGATATGAAGCAGAGTTTCATAACGCAGATTTAGATAAGAACAAAAGGCATTCTGTAGAAAAGAAATTTCGTGAAGGAAATTTACAAATAATTGTTGCCACTTCAACTCTTGCTTGGGGTCTCAACATGCCTGCTCGTAGAGTCATAATTCTCGGAGTACACAGGGGTATGCAAGAGGTTGCAACGTATGATATATGGCAGATGGCAGGGCGTGCTGGCAGACCTGGATATGACCCTCGTGGAGATGTTTATATACTTCTGCCTCACAACAATGAAGAAAAGCATAGAAGTAGATTAAAAGCACATCAGAAAATTGAGTCTAGATTATTAGAACATGTTGGAAATGGAAAAAAAGCTAAGTACAAGACTCTTGCTTTTCATTTAGTCAGTGAAATTCACCACGGATCGATTAAGAATAAAAAAGATCTGCATAAGTGGTACGAAAAAAGCTTGGCATCCTTTCAAGCGAAGGATCTAGATGACCAAATAGCAGATTCTACTATTGATATGCTTTTGAAATGCAGGGCAATAAAAGAAGACAATGGCATCTATAAAGCCACTGCCATTGGAACAGTTGCTTCTTTGTTTTACTTCAGTCCTTTTGATGTTGCTGATTTAAGAAGAAACTTTAAAGATGTGTTTGATGGCGGATATGAAGACAATGATTTAAGAGTGGCCATGGCTCTTGCTAACGTAGAAAATGCAAGAGCGGGAATCATAAGTAATGCTGAAAAGAAAGACATGGCTGGCTTTAAAAGCATGGTTCAAAAATCTTACGGCAGATTTCAGTTCAAAGACCCAGAGATAAAATTTGGATATGCGTATTATTGTCTCATGAATGGGATTCACGGTGGAAGTATATCTGGAGTTTCAAAAACTCTGCAATGGGATGCTCCAAGGATGATTCAGGTCTTGCAGGCAATAGATCAAATGAATTGCAAGTGGAACAAAAAAGATTGGTTTAAGACTCTAAGTTTAAGAATTAATTATGGAGTCAAACCACACTTGCTCTCCCTCTGTGGGATTGCAAATATAGGAAAGGTCAGAGCAGAGAAACTCTGGAAGGCTGGGATAAAGAACGCAAAAGATGTTTCTTCAAATCAAGGAAAAGTTCAATCTATTTTGAACATGAAAAAGGAATCTATAGATAAAATTTGTCAAAGCGCAAAGGATATAACTTAATTTCTTCTTCTGATTTTGTTTAGCAAAGAATTCTTTCTTTCTTTGGATAATTTTCTGAGTTTCGTTTCCGCTCTGTGTTTGATTAGGGCGTTTCTTTGCTTCATGTACTCTTTTTTGTTTAACGCTAACTTCCCGTTTACAAGAGAGTAGAGGTTGCTATTGTCAAATGCGATTCCACAACCTGTTTGAGATACTAATTCACAATTGCAGCAATCACCTGAGACGCCACTGATTGATACGCTGACTGACTCGCCGTCTGCGACAGATAAACTTCCTGATGAGTCCCCGTTTACAGAAACTGTCCCACTGCAACTGCCAGCAGTGAATGCTGAGTTCCATGTTAGGTCTCCAGATCCAACAGTGGTGATGCTGCACCCATCAATATACAGGCAGCAACCTGAGAAAGTCACGGTGACACTAGTCGTTGCACAAGTACATGGGTCGCAACAACAGGACGGGTCAATAACAGATGGACTGGGAGTGACTTCAAGAGACTGAATGGCTCCAAGAGACTCAAAAGAATCCTCGCTGGAAATATATTCACGGCTTGGCAAATGCGAACCAGATTCACGAGCGAATTTGGTATAGTTGGGGTTGTTTTCCATGCCAATATAACTATTCGTAAAATCTTCTATTCCTGGAAAATCTTCCAAGGCATAGGATAGATTTGACCTATTATTCGAGTAATCAGGATGACCCTCTGGCAGAATGGACCGAAATCTCAACGCTACGCTGGACGTGATTGGTGGATCTTCATATGACGGTGGATCATATGACGGTGGATCATACGACGGTGGGTCATACGACGGCGGGCAGCAAGATGGAATGCAATCGGGCGGGTCATATGATGGCGGAGTACAAGATGGCGGGCTACCTTCACAAGGTGGAGGACAGAGGTCGCATGGGTTTACAGGGTAGCAGTCTGACGCACCAGTTCCGCCTCCACCGCATTGATAATTGAACGTAACGCTCCCACAGCAGCAAACGGGTGGCGGACAAACGTTGTCGCAACAAGAGGACCAACCACTGCCAGGCGTTCCGAGGCTAAAAGGACCGCAGCAGTTTGAGTCTACCCCTCCTCCTCCTCCTCCTCCGCAGCAGTTTTCCAATGTCGCCATATTATTCTTCACCAAAAAAATCAGTTGGGTATTCTATTTTTACGACTCCATCCGTAGTCTTTTCGCCAGTTTTTGGATCTTCTACCCAAAGCTTAACTTGTTTTACGTCCTGAATAGGTTTATATTTTTCTATGAATTCATTTTCAAAAAAACATGCATCCTCTGGATCAACAGGAATGTTTATTTTTTCTCCTTCATGAAGGACTATTACACTACATTCTCCGCTCTTTTGGTTGTATAATTGGCAGTTCTTGCATGTTTTTTCTACTTTTTTTGCCATTGATTTTCAACCTTGTTGTAGTTAAATTAGTGTTATATTTTATTATATTTAACAGGAAATTAAAATGATAGCCGAAAATCTAAATTTTGCCGCTGTTGGAGTAGCTGGACAGATGCAAAATGGTAAAGACACAATTGCCGACTACTTGTATTCCGCTATACTTGATCGCCGCCCAATACAAAGTCCTTTCAACTCATCCAGCATTTTCAACCTTTCTTACCGGAGAGATGCATTCGCCGCAGGGGTTAAAAAGGTTTTTTGTGACACTTTTGGTGTCGATATGGACTTTATCGAAAAGTGGAAAACGATTCCAGAACCTCCGCCAGGATTTTTAAAGCCCGTTAGGCAATCTTTACAATTTATAGGCGATGGCTTTCGAGAAATTCAGGGCGATGTGTGGCTTAATAAGCCGTTTTTAAATAGAGAAGATTCAGTCATCATTTCAGATGCCAGATACATAAATGAATTAGACAAGATATTCTCGGTTAACGGCACAAATATTTTAGTTTGGCATCCAGAACGTGAAAACGATGATCCCAATGGGTCTGAAAAGCAAATCAAGCCTGCGGTAGACTTTTGGAAGAAAACAAATGTAGAGGGAGACACAGGTGATTTCCTTTTAAATTTAGATCCCAATGAGCTAACCAGCTTGCCAGAGGGTGCCGACTTGGTTCATTTGTTTATTCGTAATGATGGAACTGTTCAAGATCTTTATAAAAAGATTGATGAAATTGTAGTTCCATATATCAAAAATAGATACAAGGCGATAGCATGAGGCACATTCAAGGGCACGAAGTAACTCCTCAACCTAGCAGAGTCTTTGTTTCAAAAGGGTGGGGATATGAAGACTGGATAGTCAATTCTGAAAAGTATTGTGGAAAGCTTTTGTTTTTTAAGCGTGGAAAAAAGTGTAGCTTTCATTACCACAAGATTAAAACAGAAACTTTTTATGTGCATAAGGGCGAATTGAAAGTTTGGTGGAGCGATGATGATGTTCACTCTGATTTGATGAAAAACCAAATGTATCCTGTTGATAAAAAAGGACAAACCATCACAGCAGACGGGGAAAAATTAGAGATAAAGCAATTTTCACAACATGGAATTATAGTTTTAGAAGAAGGGGATACGTTTCAAATTCCTATTGGTCTAAGGCATATGATGGAAGGCATCAAAGACACTTGGCTCTTTGAGTTCAGCACGCAACACTTTGATGAAGATTCATTTAGAGTAATTAAAGGCGATTAATCGTTTAAAAATTGGTTTCTTACCAACTGCTTTAGTTTATCTATTCCAACTTCTGTAACAACTACGAATTTCCACCCTCTATGTTCTAATGCTAACTCTGCTGCTCTCCATTTTTGGGTATTTTTTTCAAGAGTAGTTTGGTTTGCTGGTTTTATTTCCCAAACTTCTTTTTCTCCATCTTTGTAGTGAACAAGTAAATCAGGAATATACTTATGTCCCGATCCTTTATAGATGTACGGTATCTCGAAAGGCTCTACTTCGAATGCCACGACCTTGTGCCAAGAATCTAGGCATTCGTATATTGTCGCTTCATATCCAGATCGGTAGTGGAGCGATTTTTTCATTTTTGCAGATTCGTAATATCCTTCTCTGAATTTAGGCTTTTTAGTTTTTTTGCCTTTTGAATTCCCTTTCTTTGGAGACATATCTTTCCAGACAAGTGCTTTCATCATTCCCTTCTTGGGGATGGGAGAGTGTGGGTGCTTCACCTTGAAGTGCATCCTCATATCCCTGACAGGAGCACCGCAGTGTTCGCATGGGCATATTAGAAACTCACGACCTTCATCATGGGTTTCTAATATATGTTCCTTAAATTCAGAAAAAGACATATATTGTCTGCCGCATACAAAACACTGATACTTTCTTTGATTTTTATTAGTGTTGTCAAAAGGAAGGGTCATTTTAACTTCTCGTAAAGAGCACGTTTGTCTATTATCTTTATAGAATTCAAGTCTCTATTAGAAAAAATATGCTGTTTTTCTTCACCGTTTAGTGCATCTTGTAAATTTAATGCGGCGAAGGATGCTTCATCTCTCCAGCCGTCTTCTTCGCAATCTTCATCATCGGATTTTAATTTTGCAAAAATTAACCTGCTTTGCTCTGGTGCTCCAAAGCAATTTTTTCCTTTTGTGAAAAATAATAAAAGGCCGTTTTTATCTATAAAATTGTCTATTGTGTTCTCATGGAGGACTTGTTTGTCCCATGTGTCCATTAGATTTCTAAATTCAGAAAATGCAGGAGATTTATTCATATTAATGTTTCTCAAAAAAAGATCTACTCATAGAGTATATAAGGCATGAACAACAATTTATCATTTAGAGATTTTTTGGAATATCAAAAACAAAAAATAGATTATTTAAACCAAATTGAAGACGAGCTAGGAATACCCCCTGAACTAGTTGCAGACAGTCCGCAGACTATTTCTCAGTTTTCTATAGGTGGAAATTCATATAACCTATCTGGATATAAAATTTTAGGGTATGATCGTGATTCTGATGGAAATATAACCCATGCTAAAATCCAGATGATGAACGATACAAGTGATACAACAAAGAAAAAGTTTAAAAAAGACGATGATGGAAAGCAAATCAGAGTCAGTGCTTATGAAGATCCAGATAACAAAGTTTATACGATTCCTGTTGATCAGTTGAACACCGCACTTCTGCAAGGCTTGGATTCTCAGTCACCCATGTAATTTTTCAATTCGGCATTGATTATTCTGATTGATTACTATATTATTACCGTCGCAGGAACACTGATCTAGTATCCTTGCCAAAGGGCAGGAGACTGTTTTTGCTTATTAATTATAAAGAAGATTTTAAATATTACTTAAGTTAAAAATAATTATATTAGAAAACCTGACACTACAATGTCAGCGGTTTGGGAAGCCGAACTTTCATTTGAAGCAATTCATTTGAAAAACGATTATTCCCATAACGCTCTAGCAAGCACAAGATGCTGGGCTTTGGGGTTCGAATCCTCTGGGGCGTCTTTTTTTTTAAACTTTAGAGAGAATTAAGATGCAAGCGACTGCAAGACATATTTTGGTAGACTCAGAGGCACGATGTTTAGAACTGAAAAAAGAGATTGAATCTGGGTCGGATTTTGGACAAGCCGCCAAAGATTATTCAAAATGCCCATCAGGTCAAACTGGTGGTGGGCTAGGATCTTTTGGAAGAGGAAGAATGGTTCCTGAGTTTGATCAAGTTGTATTTAGCTGCCCCCTGAACGAAGTGCAAGGACCAGTGAAGACGCAGTTTGGTTATCATCTGCTACAAGTCACAGCCAGAGATTGAAATGAAAAATGTAATGGTTTACCCTGTCATGCTTCGATCTGAAGAAATTGATTTTTTAAAGAAGGCTCTTGGTGGTTTGGCACTCGTGCGTGATTACGACGAGAGTGAAGAGCCTCTTTTGGAAAAAATAAAAGACAGATTATCAAAAGTAAAGCCTTAGAGAACTTAAATGTATTTGATGCAAGATTATGACGATGCTTTGGAAAAGATTCTAAAACACGGAATAAGAAAGACAAATCGCACAGGCGTTGATACTATTTCTCTTTTTGGAATGCAATCTCGCTATAGGATTGATGAGAGATTTCCTCTTTTGACCAGACGAAAAATTCGCCATAAATCAATGGTTGGCGAGCTTCTTTGGTTTTTGTCCGGTAGCACTTTAAACCAAGATTTGAAAGATCTAGGTTGTGGGTTTTGGACTCCTTGGCTGGACAAAGAGTTCGAAGAAGAAAATGGATTTGTAGACGGTGCGTTTGGTCCCTTGTATGGCTTCCAGCTTAGGCATTTTGGTGGACACTATGGAAACGGCTCAAGCGAAGTTAATGCTAATCCACTTTATGGAGAAGGTGGTTTTGATCAACTTGCTTACATGGTTGATCTTTTAAAAAATAATCCAAATGATAGAAGGATTCTCTTCTCCCTATGGAATCCTAAGATGATGCATCAAATGAGATTGCCTCCTTGTCATTACACTTTCCAGTGTTATACGCATGATGGCAAACTTAGCGGTATGCTTACGCAACGCTCTTGTGATTTCCCTGTTGGTGTTCCTTTTAACATAGCATTCTATAGTGCTTTGATTTATATGCTTGCCCAACAAGCGGATTTAGAGCCTTACGAGTTTATTCATACGACAGCAGACAGTCACATCTATGTCAATCAGATAGAAGCTGTTGAGGAATATCTTTCTAGAGGCAAGCCTGATTCTCCCGTTTTGAAAATCTTCGCCACAGCCAATTCAATTGAAGACTACAAGCCTTCTGATTTCGTCTTAGAAGATTATAACCCTGAGCCAGAAATAAAGTTCGAAGTTGCAGTATGATTAAATTAATTGTTGCACACGATGAAAACAGAGTCATCGGAAATGAAGGAAAGATTCCTTGGAGCGTTCCTGAAGATCTTAAAAACTTTAAGAGATTAACCACGGATCACGTTGTTGTAATGGGAAGAAAAACTTGGGATAGCCTTCCTAAAAAGCCTCTTCCAAACAGGCAGAACATTGTTGTCACCTCTAATGCGACAGGCTTAGAGTTTCCAAAGTCAATGCATCAAGATGATTCATTTATTTCAACAGAATCTGTTGAATCTGCTTTAGGTTATTCAAAAGATCTTTGGCCAGATAAAGATATTTACATAATTGGTGGCGGGCAATTGTATCGGTATGTACTTGAGAACGATTTGGTTGACTCGGTAATCGTGAGTTTAATCAAAGCTAAGTGCCATAAAGGTGATACTTTTTTTCCTGAATTAGATAAAAAATGGAAAATTTCAAATGTAGAGGATCATAACTACTTCTTAATTTTAAACTATGAAAAGGAATTGGCAGAAAATGACAAAAGAGTCGGAAAAAACGGAAAAGAGTGAGAACGGCAAGAGCCTAATTCACTCAGAAATTTTAAATGTTTTACTTATTGGTTTACTTGCAGGATTTGCAGGTGGGTTTTTGATAAGGTCATATGATCCTCAACCTGATTTGCCCATTAAAGATATAGAGCAAAAATATACAACAAGTTTTGAAGAGAACAAAGCAGATGGAGACGATGAAGGAAAATGGTCATTGATCCCTTCGGAGAAAGAGGAAGACAGCTACATTCAGGGTTTTGAGTATAAAAAAGATTGGTAGTAAAGACGGATTTATAAAATGAAAATTGAAGACGGCATTAAGCTTGATTTTTGTGACGTTCTAATTCGGCCAAAGAGATCCGAGACAGCAAGTCGTTCAAATGTTGTCATAAAGAGAACTTATCAATATAAGAATTCAAAAAATTGGTATGACGGATTTCCAATATTCGCAGCCAACATGGACACCGTTGGCACTATGGATATGGCCAGAGAATTCGCAAAACATGGAATGGACGTTTGTCTTCATAAGCATTATAAAACATCTGAATTAATTGATTTTTTCAAAAATGAATCAGATGAAGTTATCAATCACGCATGGTACACACTTGGAATTGTTGACTCAGACATGGCCAAATTCGAACGTGTCTTTTTTCAAGGCACGGGCTGTGGAGAAAGGCTACAGCATGTTTGTATAGATGTGGCGAACGGGTACAGTGCAGCTTTCGTTGACAAAGTTAAAAGGTTTAGAGAGCAATACCCAGCCATCGATTTGATGGTTGGAAATGTTTGCACTCCTGAAATGGTACAAGAACTTTTATTTGCGGGTGCAGACATTGTTAAAGTGGGAATTGGACCGGGCAGTGTTTGTGAAACTCGCATTGTTGCTGGCGTTGGCTACCCGCAGTTGTCTGCAATCATTGAGTGTGCCGATGCTGCACATGGACTTGGAGGACTGGTTTGCGCCGATGGAGGATGCACTACCTCTGGCGACATTGCAAAAGCTTTTGGAGCAGGTGCAGATTTCGCAATGCTTGGTGGGATGTTGTCTGGCACAGAGGAATGTGAAGGCGAATGGGAATATTCAGATGCTGGACCAGATATAAAAGAAGCATTAATTTTTTATGGGATGAGCAGTGAAACCGCTATGGACAAATATTCAGGGGGCATGGCAAGCCATCGTGCAGCAGAGGGAAAAGTCGTGAAAATACCATATAAAGGCCCTGTTCAGAATGTTATCCAAAATATCGAAGGCGGCATAAGAAGTGCTTGTTCTTATGTTGGGGCAACCAGATTAAAAGATCTTAGCAAGTGTACAACTTTTGTAAGGTGTGCAAGGACGCATAATACAGTGTATGGGGAATAATAGTCTTGTCTGGAAAAAACGATGTAAAAAGGATCGCACTGACGTATCCGACCGAAGGATATGGGAAAGCAAGTGTAATTGCTACAAAGTCATCCATTCTCATATTTTTTTAGGGAACGGCGCAATGCCCGATGCTTACTATGCGATTGTGATTGAAGAATTTCAGGGAAGAAATTCTAAAACTTTTTCTGAACGCATTATCTCAAGACATCGTAAGAAGAACCCTGCAATAAAATCTTGTGAAAATCATTTTAAAAAAACTTTGAAGTAACTACTTTAGATTGCACAAACGCCATTGTGTTGGTTGACCTGATGTTTACTGGGTCAATTTCTCCTTAATAAACGGGTGATCTAAGTTACGATAGATCACCCGTTTTTTTTATAATTTGTAAAAAGGTAACTCTATTATTGCGTCATGAATAAGTTTAATACTTTTTTAGAAAACATCAAAACGCAATCGCCAAGAATAGGAGTTATTGGCGATTGCATGATTGACAACTATTTTAGAGTTGGCGCAAACCGAGTCAGTCCTGAATTCCCTATTCCTGTGATGCTGATGGAAGGGGAATCGCCAGAAAAGTCAGTTCCTGGTGGTGCTGCCAATGTTGTCTCCCAATTTAAACACTTCCCTGTAAGAGTTGAACTTTTGGGATATGTTGACGATTTGGCATTAAAAGTTTTCAATTCTGAGAGTTGGGGACTTGGTTTTCAGCATGAAAACCAAGTCAATTTTTACGAATCTGTGAATATTGAAGAATCATACGGTCAAAAAATACCAACAAAAAACAGGTTTTATCAAAGAGATTTCCCCCTATGCAGGCTTGATGTTGAAAAGGAAAATTATGGACTTTCATCTGAACACTTTATAAAAGCTAGGGATCGACTTCAAACAGAGTGGCTTAAATCAAGTTTTGATGTCGCAATCTTTTCAGATTATGGAAAAGGCATTTTCGAGGAAGACTCTCACGGTACTTTTGTCGATTGGCCATCACTCACTGATGGAAACACTATAACAATCGTAGACCCAAAAAATGGGCCGGTTGAGAAGTGGCGTGGATGTACTGTGTTTAAGCCTAACTTTCTTGAAGCCAAAAAGCTTTCTGGGCTTGAAGACCCGATAGAGCAGTGCAATTATTTTCAAGCTAAAATCGGTTGCATGGCTGTCGTTGTTACAAATGGGGGCGACGGAGTATACGGTAAGGTTGGCGGGAAGCACTTTAATTACAGATCGGGGGATAGCATCAAGGCTAAATCTGTAATTGGGGCAGGGGATTGCTTCGCCGCCTTCCTTGCCATGGCTCTTTCTGTTGGGATGGATATAATTGATGCATGTGAGATTGCTTATGAGGCTGGTGCAATTTATGTGCAAAACTCTCACAACAAGCCTATTAAACCATCGGATATACTTATGAGTACAGATAAATTGACAATGCCTCCTCAAGAAAGAGATTATAAACTTGTTTTTACAAATGGGTGTTATGATCTATTACATTCAGGTCATTTAAAAGTTTTGGAAGAAGCTAAATCGTTTGGCGACAAGTTAGTTGTTGGCATTAATTCTGATGATAGCATTAAAAGAATAAAAGGTGACAAGCGGCCAATAATTCCTCTAGAAGATAGAGTAAAGATGCTGGCAGCGTTAGAATGTGTTGATTTTGTCGTTTCCTTTGACCAGAAAACTCCATATGCATTGATCAAAAAGATAATGCCTGATGTTTTGGTAAAAGGTGGAGATTGGGAAGGCAAGGTCGTTATTGGCTCCGATTTGGTGGAAGACGTTAGATTTGTTGAATTGCTTGAAGGCATGTCAACAACAGAAATAATAAACAAGGCAAGTCGATCTTGATTCAACATTCTCGAAATAGTATAAATTCCTATTATGACACAATTACCAGTACCGATTTATGCTCTCGTAATTGAGCAGGAAAAAAGAACCACAAAGAATGGCGATTACTTTTGGCAAAATGCTTTAAAAACATGTGTCGGAAATATCAAGTCTCTAATGTGGAATGCACCATCAAATGCTGAGGAGTCGCCACTTTTCCCTCACACGGGCGACATTATTGAGATTACAGGATATGACGACCAGTTTGCCGAACGGGGCAGCATCGTCATCAGAGGCTTTCACAGGCTCACTAAAGAAACGCTGCCGCAAGAAGAGCACTCTATATTAGAATTTGAAAAAGCATCTGAAGAAGAGATGAGGTCTGCTTTGAATCTTATTTCTGATTCTAGCTTTTGGGACGATGATAAGCATCACAAGTTCACCATGCAATGTCTTTCGACATTCGACGTAGAAAAATTGAGAGCTTGCCCCGCAGCCGGGAAAGTTCACCACAATTATGGTGGCGGACTAATTGTTCACACTTCTGAAGTTTTAGATCTATGTAGAGCAATTGCAGATGCAAGCAAGAGATACAGTTTTATAAATAGAGATGCGTTGTTTTCTGGAGCAATTCTTCACGATCTTGGAAAAGTTGAAACTTATTATCTTAACGATATGGGTATCGCAGAAACATTGACAACAGAGAGAACTATTGGTCATTTGTTTTATGGCATGGAACTTGTGTCTCAAGAGAAGAAGAAACTTCAAGGCGATAGCTTTGTGACGCAAGATTGGGTTAATGAAGTTCTTCATCTGATCGCCAGTCACCACGGACTTCCCGAATGGGGTTCGGTTAAAACTGTTCAATCTGTTGAGGCGGGCATTTTGAGCCGTGCCGATTACATTTCGAGTCGTAACGGCATGATTGAGACGAATCTAAAAGAAGCAATCAAGGCAAAACAACCTCTTCAGGACTCTTTTAGAATTTATGGAGATTCTTATTTTTCTTCAATCGGAATGAAAGAGTACGTATCAAAAGGAAATTAAAATATGTCGAAAAACAAGCAAGAGAATATTGAGGAGAAAAAATGAAACAACTAATTGACTATCTTGAATCCGACAGCCCTACTTTGTCTGGTCTTTACAAAATATGTGAGAAAACCTCTTCTGACATTAATGCTCATTTTCCAAGAATGCTTTCCCTTGCCAAAGAGTGCAGTCATGTTACTGAATTTGGTGCAAGGCATGGAGTTTCAACGGTTTGCTGGCTTGCCGCAAGGCCGAGTAAATTTGTAACATACGACATTCATCCAAAAGGAAGCGTAGGGCAAATTGGAGAACTTTCAGAAGGAACTGAGTTTGAATTTAAACATGAGAGTTCAGTAGAAACAGAAATAGAAAAAACAGATTTGCTTTTCATTGATTCTTTTCACACATACGATCATTTAAAGAAAGAGCTTGAACTTCATCATAACAAAGTTACTAAGTACATAGTGATGCACGACACAGAAAGTTGTGGTCTTGTTGGTGGTCACAACACTGGTGCTAAAGGACTTAAACCAGCTATTGAGGAGTTTTTGAGTTCTAATGATGATTGGGATCAATTAGAGCATCATGCAAATTGCAGCGGCCTAACGATCCTTAAAAGAAGCACGGACAACATGGAGAATCAGTATACAGACTATCAAGTTAAGTCTTTAATTAATGTTGTCAATATGGCTTTGGATACTTCTGACGAAGGCTTGTTTATAGAAATCGGCTGCTGGAAAGGAAAGAGTTGTTCAGCAATTGCCAATAAAATATGGCCTATGTCCTTTAATGCTTGCGATACATGGAAGGGCAATATCGACGAAGGCAACGTTACAGGAAAGCTTCATCCTACGGCCAAGGTCGCAGCTTCAGTAGATGTAAAGGCAATTTTTGATGAGAATATAGAGAAGCACACAAAAGGGAATGTAAAAGTACATCAAATGGATTGTTTTGACTATCTGGAAAAATTAGACAAACCAGTTAAATTTTGCCACATTGATGCGTCTCATGACTATGAGAGTGTGAAAAAAACAATTAAAACGTTGCTTCCCAAACTAACTAAGAACGGTGTTCTTTGCGGAGACGATATTGCTTCTGCTCACAAAGGTCGTCACGACCTTGAGGGAGGAGTTGAAAGAGCCGTAATGGAATTACTTCCTGGTTATAAAAAAGATAGAAATTTTTGGTGGTGGTCAAAATGAAAGTTTATAGTTGTTCCCCTTTTTTTAATGAATACGACCTTCTTGATTTGAAGGTTGCTGAAGAAATAGATACGGTAGATAAGATATTTCTTATTGAATCGAATCAGTCGCTGCATTGTTTGCCAAAGCCTTTAAATTTAAAAGGCAACAAGCATGAAAACAATCCAAAAGTAGAGTTTTGTTTTATTGAAGATGAATTCTCACCCAATGCTCATAGGCCGAATGACACCATTCAAAAGAATGGTGTTTTAAGATTCTTTGATTACGATGATGACGATGTGCTGATTTGTTCTGACCTTGATGAAATTAACAACAAGAAAGACCTTCCGAGGATCATCGATGCTGCGTCTGAGCATGGTTTCGTAAAGCTGGCGATGCATTGCTATTACTACAAGATTAATCTGCAAAGAGGCCAGAAAGACGCAAATAAGGGATGGAGATGTTCTTACGCCATTACAGGCAGAGAACTGAGAAAGCGGAATGAAAATATTTATAAACTCCGAAATGAACGCAAGGGCATTGGTGTCATAAATACAGATGGCAAGCACTTTAGTTATCTTACCGATCCTGAAGGAATTGCTTACAAGATCAATAATGCAGGACATCCTGAATTTATGAAAAACAAGTTCACGGATGAAGAAAAGATTAAAGAAAGAATTTCAAAACAACAAGACCCTTTTGACAGAACGCTCTCGACTGGCGAAGTTCAAACGCTTACGAAGGTCCCAGTTGACGAAACCTATCCTCAAACAATATTAGACAACATTGACTTTTGGAGTAAGTATATCGCATGGTAGAGCCTGACATCCCAACACTGGCTAAACTCATACAAGACATAGGGGATGAAGATGACATCTTCTATATCAGGATGTTTAGTAAGCAGCGTCATACAATGTATTTCAAATTTTGGGCTAAGCATTTTGAATACTTGGACATGTTAGAATCATATCCTGAGATATCGGGGCACACCATTGATTTTGGATGCGGCTCAGGGCATTCTGACATCTGCCTAGCCTTTAAAGGCCGCAAGGTGCATGGTATCGATAATAGCCGCACAGCAATTGCAATAGCTAATTATCTCAAAGGCTTGCAGCCTCACGAAATACAAGACGATGTGTCGTTTGAGTGTTTACACCTAGATGAGACGGTAGAAGAAGCTGAATATGACTCTGTATGGTCATCTCATTGTTTCGAGCACGTAGAAGACCCTACGGAGATATTTGAGGGCTTAAAGAAGCTTACTAAGCCTGCGGCCAAGATGTTAATCTCTGTGCCCTTTAAGGAGCATTACAATCATCCTACGCATGTGCATTGGTGGTATTCAGAGAAAGAATTTGAAGATTACCTCAGCAAATGGGCAAAAGTGCTAGATGTAAAAAGAAAAAATACTGTATTGAGGGCTTTGCTAGAACTATGAAGAATTTTGCAATTACAGGCATGGGGAGAAGTGGTACTACTTTTTTAAGCCAATTAATGAATAGGTCTGAAGTTTGGACTGTTTTGCATGAACCGGGCATACAAAGAAAAGCACCAATAGAAAAAGTCCAACCCAGATTTCAAAAAGATTTTTATGGAGAAGTTAATTCTTATTTGATGAATGTTTTCAAAGACTTAGAGGTTGAAAAAAAAGCCATTCTAATTCGTCACCCTCATGATGTTTTTCTATCCGCATACAATAGAAGACCTAAATTTAAATGCGAAACAGTTGTTCCTTTTATGAAAGAACATTACACTATACTAGACTCCTATTTAGAAGAAGGTATAAAGATGATAAGATTTGAAAAAATGACAACTGATATTGTTTATTTGCAATCCTTGCTTGATGATTTTGAAATCAATGACGTTGAAATATGTCAAGAAGATTTAGATATAAAGATAAATACAAACAAAGAATATCACTGTGATAATTTTGAAGACATCGACACAAAATGCAAGGAAAGTTTTCTTAAAGAAGTCAATTGGTTTGCAGACAAATACTATGATGTTTTTTCTAACACAGCCAAGTAAAGACCATTCCACCAAGTGTCAACTTCTCTTCCTTCCATGCATCCAAGTCTTTTTGTTCCATGTGGGTCATTCTTGCCACCGGGAGTAAAAAACTCTTGCTCAAAGAGTATCTTATAGCCCTTCAGTGCAGCCTTAGTGGAAGTTCTAATGTGTCCTCTATTCCAATCATCCATCACCATAATAAATGTGTCTGCGAAAACATCATTGTAATGCGTAAAAGCTTTAATGGTGCCTTCAGGAGTGTGGTCTCCATCATAGAAGTAAACATTAACCTTTTCTTCTATCTTGGACACGTCAAATTCCCAACTGTTTTCTTCGAAGAAAGTATAATCGCAATGCTTAGAGAATCTTTCTTTGTTAGCATAAAAGTCTACCGATGCACTTTCTTTTTGTTTAAACTTAGACGAGAATTGGTCTAAAGCGTAGAATTTACCTTCATTTTCAAACGAGGCAGCAATAATGGTTGATCCTTTCCAACTTCCTATCTCAAAATAAACGGCTTCAGGAAATGCACATAAATTATTAAGAAGATGGCGACTCTTCGTAGAAGACATGCCGTCAACCATAAGAGCACCCTTGTTAAGCTTAGAAACTTCTTTGCCAGCATTTTCTATTGCGGTTTGTGCCCATTTTATATAGTCCACAATGTATCCTTGTTTAATTTCAATATACAGTTAGGTATTTCTTTTCGATCTATTTCGAATTTCTCAGAATAGAATTTCATTTTGCCGCCACTCCAACAATATGAACCATCCTTAAGTGTTTTAATTCTCTTGCGTGGGAGACTTGCGTTTCTCAAAGCATTTAGATGATATATTTTACAAATGTCTTCTGGCAATTTTTCTATTGCTTCTCTGTGAGAATTTATTTTGTTTGGGTCAACAACATATTGATGTGCTCTACAATCGCCCGGAGGACAGATGTATCCTTTTTTGTATTTGTAAAGTCTTGGCTTCCAATCTGGTATTCTGATCTCGTGGAAAAAATCATCAATAGGGTCAATAGTTTTGATTCTATATTTATCGTACCCATTGCCAGTAGTGAGGATGAATTCAAATAGCCTTTTCAACCCATCTTCGTGATAAACCTCATCAGAGTCTACATTTAAAATCCATTTGCAATCGTCTGTAGTGTGCTTTAAAACACTGTTGTTCTTCAATGCTCTGTTTTTGCAGGTGTCAGTATACTCATAATGTATTTTTCCACTTTTGTTAAACTTTTCTGCTATCTTGTAGACAGAAGGTTCATCAAATTTTATTCCCGGCTTAATTGGGCCACCATGAGGACCATCTGCTATGAGTATCTTGGTGATTCCCGGAAAGTCCACAAGAGGCTTTAAAGATAAAGGCAATACATCGCCAGATTTATAAGTACACATTAAGACATTAATCATATATTTATTTACCCACACCTCAAACTTTTTAAAAATACAATTTATTTGATATTACTATATACTGGCATGAGAGGAAAATGCTCAAATAAGCAATATCAAATAATGGCTGAGATTGTCAAAGAAAACAATTATCAGAATATAGTCAACATAGGCGTATATCAAGGTGCATCAATTTTTCCAATGGCTGAAATATGCAACGGCAAAATTCATTGTGTCGATATATGGCCTATTGAAGAATGGAAGGCAGCTTTCGTAGCTGGAATAAAAGCAAGGAAATTAACCAATTGTATTGTTCATCACATGTCTAGTGATAATTTTTTTGAATCCACTACTGAATCAATAGATTTTGCTTTTATTGATGGCAACCACGATGCAGAGGTTGTGAAGAGGGATATATTAGGATCAATTAGATGTGGAGCTAAGGATATATTGTGTCACGACTACAAGGATCATCTACAGCGACCCGGAAAAAGGTTCGGAGTAGAGACAGCCGTAGATGACTTGATTAAAGAAGGCGTTGTCGCCATGATAGAAGAGATAGAGTTTATGGCGAGGTTGAAACCTATTTGATGCTATGTGGTCTGCGCAACGTTTATTTGCTGCAATCGCATCCTTCGCAATCACATTCTATTTTGCATTTGCCTTCTTCACAGCAGCAGGCACCGATATCCACACAATGGCATTTATCCCCCTCACAGCAGCAGGAAGAGTCGTCGGAAGAGCATCCAGTTAGGGAAAAACACATTCCCAAAATTAGTAAAGTTAGTATTTTTTTCATTTATCCATCCTTAAATAAAGTTTTAAATATTTACGCTTCAAACATAGATAAATTACTATGAATAATTATTCTTTTGAAAAATGGGTATCTCTTAAAGAGATGGAAGTGGGACAACAGGGCAATGCGGAAAAGGACGCAGAGAATTCTCAGTTGAGCCAGCAAATTAAAGCAGACACCACAAAAACAATCAAAAGTGGTGGAGATTCTAAAGCCGTAAAAGATGCTGTAAAAAATAATGTTATAAAAGCAATCGATAGCGGCCAGCTAAAGCCAGCCGATGCAGCAAAATTTTTGCCTGACAATAACGCAAAGAAGTAATCATAGTTTCAAAAACTGTTCTTGTCCTTCGATTTCACAATGAAGGACATATCCGCCAGTGCTTAGATGCTTTCTGAATGTTTTTATTTTTCCAGAATGAATTTTCCGATGGCAGTTTGCACAGACAGTCAAGGAGTTGTGACTGGTATATCTTCCTCCGTCTGCTCCTTCGTTTATTCTGTGGACATCTAAAATTTCATAGTCTGCACATTCGCAAAAAGCACAGCTTTCTAATCTTTTCTTGTTTTTCTTGTTGATTAGCGTTTTTTTACGTCCCATATCTACATAATAGTATGGAATTCAGAAAATGGCTTGAGCAAGGCACGGGAGCAAGTGCCACAGGAATGAACGCAGCAGGAAGGGCAGGAGAAAGCCCTGTAGCACCTGCTAATCCACAAATGGCAGGCATCAATCCTCAAGATAATTTAAATAGTTCTAAAAAGCCCAGATCGGCATTTAATGTGTCTGACAAATTGCAAACAAACAACAAAAGACCAGCTTCAAACATGAGTCCCGGCACTCAGCCGAATCCTGTTCCCCCTGCTTCTAATATGTCCCCACCCTCGACGCCAAAATCTGGTTCGGTTCGTGGCGGCGGCATAGGTCAGCCTCAACAATTTGGACAAGCTCAAAATAATGCTAACTCAACGGTTCAAGTTCCATCGCCTGATACTAATATAGGTTGATGTATACTTTATTGAATAAAAAGACAGGCAGAACCTTAAAGCATCCTCAAGTTGGATTGTGGTTTACTTCTGATGTTGAAGAAGCGAAAGAAATGCTCGCTGCATGTGCAGAGTATGTAGAAACATTGAAAATGGATGTTTCTGATTTTGCTATCGTTGATGCTGAATCTGGAGAATTGATAGAAGATGAATCAAAGGAATAAAGCAATAAAGCAGTCACTGCGATTGTAAGTCTAAGTAGTTTATTTAGTTATTGAAAATTTACACTGGTAACTAAATTAAAACATGACTATCTCTAAAACTGGCGACAACTTAGCTGTTGTTATTAATATTGATAAAGACCCATTTGAGCCATGGATGGCGTTTTGCTCATGGTATTCAATTGTTAAGAATTTACCAGACGCAAAGGTTTTCATACTTGCAAGAGGAGACTTTATTAAAAGCGATATTGTTTCAAATTGGGCAAAAAGATGTAAAATTAATTTTTCTCAATATAATGATCAAAATTATTTAAATGTTGCTAAAACGAAATTTAGTAGACATTTTGAAAAAACTTTATTTATTAATTCTGACGTTATGGCCGTTGACACTTATTTAGGGGATAAAATTACTTCTTCTAAATCTAATGAACAATCTACATTCGTAAGTTATTTAGATGGAGTTGGTAACTTTGTTTTAGCTGAGTGCATAAATAAAAATGTACTACCCTTTGGTGCTATATCTCGAAGATTTATAAGTTCCGAAATGAGCGTTAATGAATCTAGGATAATTAAGCTGTGGGAAAAGGCAGAAAAATTATACAAGGCTACCTTTTAGGATGGAGGAAAGGATGAGATATTTCGATTATGATGGCAACGAAGATTTCAGGGACGATATAGATAATTTTTTCAATGAAGAACGTTATTTTGATGAAGAAGATATAATGCGAGAATACCTTGAGGTGCCGCACGTTGAAGTTAAGACAAAAGATCCTAGACCCAAGGTTTTGGAAACAGTACGTAAAACATTAGAAAAAAGTTGGTTTTGGAGATTCAGATCACCAGAATACAAGTCAAAAAAAATAGCCGAACTTTATACATTACTGTATATATTGATGTATAAAAAAACACAAGATAAAAACGAAAACGAAGAAGACTCGGAGTAAAAATGCCTTTTTATGAATTAGAATGTAAAAAATGTAGACATGATTATGACATCATGTCTACAATGTCCAACAGGGAAGAAAATATAAAAAAAGCCAAGTGTCCTGAATGTGGATCAAAATCAAAAGTTTCTTTGGTTTCTTCTACAAATTTTTCTTTTTCAAATCCAGAGGGAACAGATAAGTTTAACAATTCGCACGATTATAGGTTTAAACATAAAATGGAAAAACCAGGCGGTGTGAAAGCGACCAGAAAAATTGCAGAAGCTGTTAGCAAAATGGGAACTGATCCGTATGGAGATGCTGATGTTAAAAAGTTTGGTCAACAGATCGATGACATCACTAGTGGCGAAAATTTTGGCGAGGTTAAGTAAAATAATTTATCAAACAAATTAGCATTGATCATAATTCTAGAAGGTCTTATACTCTTTTATATTCGGGAACAAGAATCTCCAAACTCTCCAAACTTTCGAAATTATAGAATAGGAACTTCTCATGGAAAATGAAAATTTCAACAAGGAAGAGCATGAAGGCACTTCTAAGCTAGACAAGCTTGCTGGATTTTTTGATACTGGTAAATTTCAAACACTTAATCAGGAAATGACTTTTTCTGAGTACATTGATAGTTGTTATAAAAGTCCAGGCTTAGTCCGATCAGCTTACCAGCGAGTTTATGATATGATCATGAATGCTGGAACTTCTGAGTTTAAAAAGTATCGAAAAACCTATATCCATTATAACTTCTTTGATAATGATGAAATTCCAATTTATGGTTTGGACAATACTCTACATGAATTGGTTAAATTTATTCGGGGTGCTGCCGGTTGGTACGGAACCGAAAAAAGAATTCTTCTTCTCCACGGGCCAGTAGGTTCGTCTAAGTCTACAATTTGCCGACTTATCAAAAGAGGCATGGAAGAATACTCTCAAACAGACCAAGGTGCTTGGTATACATACCGTTGGAAAAACCTTCCAACAGGGTCCGATGGAATTTATACAAATGATTCTGATGATTGTCCGATGCATGACGATCCCATTAAGTTAGTGCCCATGAAAGTACGAGCAGAACTTCTCAAAGATTTGAATGAAGTAAAGGCAGAGTTTGGGAATCACCCTCAAGGAGAGCAAACATACGAACTCCGTTGCGACGGGGAGCTTAATCCGAGATGTAAAAAGTTTATGGATGAACTTTTGAAAATACACAAGGGTGATTGGAGAAAGGTTGTTGACGAGCACATTGTTGTTGTGAGAAAAGTTTATTCTGAAGCAGACAGATGCGGGATTGCAACTTTTCAACCTAAAGACGAAAAGAATCAAGATGCTACTGAGCTAACTGGTGACATCAATTATGCGAAGCTTCCTCACTTTGGATCTGATAGTGATCCTAGAGCTTTCAACTTTGATGGTGAGTTTTGTGTGGGGAATCGTGGTGTTGTTGAATTTATTGAGATGCTGAAGCTTGCTCAAGAGTTTTTGTACGATCTTTTGGGAGCGTCTCAAGAGCGAAGCATAAAGCCGAAAAAGTTCGCTCAGATTGGGGTCGATGAAGTCTTAATTGGGCATACAAATAATCCTGAGTATGAAAAACTCAAGAACAATCAAAGCATGGAAGCCTTGCGTGATAGAACTGTGAAGATCGATGTTCCATATCTTTTAAGTCTTTCTGATGAACTTAAAGTTTATCAGAACGATTACGGCAAAAGTAAAGTTCCTCAGCATGTTGCTCCTCATACTTTAGAGATTGCCGCTCTTTGGGCGGTTTTGACAAGATTGCAAGATGATAAAGATGGCAAAATTTCTTTGGTAGAGAAGTCAAAGCTTTATGATGGAAAATCAATGCCTGGCTGGACTGAAGATTCAGTAAAAGAAATGCGAGATAAATATCCAAATGAAGGGATGTCTGGCGGAGTCTCTGCTCGATATGTTCAGGACAAGATTTCTAACTGTTTGAGTTCTCACCATGATTACATCAATCCATTCATGGTGCTGAATGAAATTCGTGAAGGACTTGACGGATCTTCTTTGATCTCTAATCAAGAGGACGCAAGTAGGTTTAACACTTGTGTTGATTTTGCTATGAAAGAGCTAGATGAGATTTTGAAAACAGAAGTTCAAAAAGCACTTGTTGGTGATGAGAATGCCATTATTAGACTTTGTACTAATTATGTCGATAACGTGATGGCATACATTAAAAAGGCAAAAGTGACCAATCCGTACACAGGACAGGAACAGTTGCCAGATGAGCAGTTGATGAGATCGATTGAAGAAAAAATTGATGTTCCAGAAGTTGGCTCTGACGACTTCCGCAGAAGTTTGGCAGCTTTCATTGGAAATCTTGCCCATGAAAGCAAAACCTTTAAGTGGGATAGTAACCCACAGTTGCAAAAGGCTTTGCAAACCAAACTATTCGAAGACACTAGAGATCACATAAAGCTTTCTGCTTTAAATTCTCTTGGTGCCTCTGTAGTTGATCCAGACGTTCAAGAAAAAATTGATGCAATTAAGTCCCGCTTGATTAAGCATCATGGATATAACGAAAAATCCGCAACGGATGTTCTTGATTATGTTGGTTCTATATTTGCAAGAGGCGATGTAGCTAACGACTCCTAGATATAAAGAGGATGAGCCACTCTTCACTTCTTTGTGGGGGTGGCTCTTTATTTTAGACTACTAAAGGGTTCAGTAATGCCAAGACGTATTGAAGAAGACCACAAAAGATTTAGAGATGTTTATTCTGGCCGAATAAGAAAAGATCTTCAAAAGAGGATTAAAAACGGATCTATATTTAGAACTCGTGGAGATGGGAAAAAGATAAACATCACAATCCCAAAAATAGACATACCACATATTGTTTATGGGAATAGTGGCGAGGGAGTCGGACGTGGCGGTGGAAAACCTGGAGACGTAGTTGGGAGAGATGATCCAGGCGATGGAAAAGGCAAGGGCAAGGCAGGACAAGGACAATCTGATGGCGTTACTATATCCATAGACTTGGAAGATGTTTTAAAATTTCTTCAGGATGAATTAGAACTTCCTGATTTAAAGCCAAAGCCAAATCAAACTTATGATGAAATTAAAATTAAATACAATGATATTTCATTACAAGGTCCAGAATCCTTAAGGCACAATCGAAGAACTATGCAGCAAGCCATGAAGAGAATGGCTGCTTCTGGAGAATTGGAAAAACTCCATGCCATTCCCGGCATGAAGGAGCCTGTAAAAATGATCATGCCGATAAACAGTGATCGCAGGTATAGGCGATATAAAGAAATAAAAGTTCCATCGAGCAATGCTGTTATATTTTTCGCTCGTGATGGATCTGCTTCAATGGACCAGACAAAGTGTGATATTGTTAGCGATATGTCTTGGTGGATAGATTTATGGATAAGGCAGTTTTATAAACGTGTCGAAAGATGTTATATTTGGCACGACACAGAAGCTTCGGAAGTTGATGAGAAAAGATTCTATAAATACCGATATGGTGGTGGAACAACATGTTCATCTGCTTTGAAATTAATTTCAAAGCAGATGGAAAATAGGTTTCCTCCTGAAAAGTGGAATGTGTACGTAATTTATTTTACTGACGGGGAAAACTGGGACAATGACAACGAAGTCTTTTCAAAAATAATAAAAGATCAATTCACAGAAGATATTGTCAACTTTATAGGAATAGCTCAAATTTTGCCTTGGAGATACAAGGGAAGCTTGAAAGAATATGTAGATGAGAATGTTTTAATGTCGGAAAGCCCTCCTTCTAACGTTGTGACCACAGATATAATGTCTGACTCAGAAGACAATGTATCTAGTTGGGGGCCTGCTTCTGAAATTTCAGAGGAAGAAAGAGACGTAAAAATCAGAGAAGCAATTATTGATTTATTAGGAAAACCGGGTTTAATAGAAAAGAAGATTCAAGGATAAAAAATATGTCTAGTAAATTTTTCAGAGGCTCTTCTCTGCTTCTCGGTGACAGCACTGTGCCAGGCGTTCAGCTTCCTAGTGAGCTTAAGAAGATTATGCCTGACATATTCAAGGCAGTTAAAGACTTCGGCTGCGATTTTTATCCCACCGTTGTTCAGATGCTGACTTACGATGAAATAAGTGAAGTTGCATCTTACGGAGGATTTCCAGTTCGTTACCCACACTGGAAATGGGGAATGGAATACGAAAGCCTTCAAAAAGGTTACGAGCATGGGATGCACCGAATTTATGAAATGGTTATTAATACCAATCCTTGTTACATCTACTGTTTGGATTCAAATACGCTGGTGGATAATGTTACGGTTATTGCTCACGCTTTAGGCCACAATGACTTTTTTAAGAACAACATATATTTTGCGCCCACCTCGCAAAATATGATGAACCAACTTGCTAATCATGGAACCCGCATCCGAAAATACATGCAGCGTTGGGGCGTGGAGAAAGTTACAGAATTTATCGACCACTGCTGCTCGATTGAAACTTTGATAGACTCAGCGAAGGCTTGGGAAGAAAAGGTTGTAAAAGATCGTGTCATACAAGATGAGAGAACCTACAAGCAGCCTAAAAGGTTAGGTGTAAATTCTGACCGTGATTACATGGAGCCTTATATCAATCCTAAAAGATGGATTGATGGCCAAAAAGAAAAGATTAGTCGAGATGAGGCCGCACAGCAAATTGGAATATTTAAAAATCCAACTAAAGACATTATGGGATTTTTAAGAGATAGTGCTCCTTTGAAACCTTGGCAGTCAGACATTCTTTCCATGATGTATGAGGAAAGTTTATATTTTTCGCCTCAAAGAGTTACAAAAATGCTCAACGAAGGATGGGCAAGCTTTACAGATTATACAGTAATGTGTGAAATGGGACTTTGTGGCTTAGGGCAGACAGGCGAAGACTGCGGCATCGTTGAATACTCCGCTCACAAGATGGGCGTTCTCGGAGGCAAGTATTCGATGAATCCTTATAAGCTAGGATTCTGTCTTTTGTTGGATATCGAAGAGAGGTGGAATAAAGGCAAGTTTGGCCAAGAGTACGAAGAATGTAGCAATATAGTAGAAAAAGAAAATTGGGATAAGAATCTAGGTCTAGGCAGAGATAAAATATTTGATGTTCGAAAGCAATATAATGACCTAACAGCTTTGATGGAGTTTTTCACAGAAGATTTTTGTAATAAATATGAGTTTTTTGAATGGAAAAGATATCCAAATGGCGAGTACAAGATTGAAAATCGTGACCACAAGTCAATCAAAAGTAAGTTGATCAAAAGACATTTGAATGGAGGCTTGCCAGAGATATATCTAGTAGATCCAAACCACCAAGGCAAGGGAGTCATGTTGCTAGAGCACAACTCCGATGGCAGAGGCTTGTATGAGCCGGATTTAATCCCCACTTTAAAGTCTTTAAGATTCATTTGGGGGAATGATGTGGTGTTGTCTACTACTGGTTCCGATGACGAAGAAATAGTTTATTGGTGCGTAGGAACACAGGATGGCGATGTGGCCGTCATGACCAGAGAAGAATACGAATCGCTATAGGGTGTTCGACCTGCTAAAAGCATTAAAGAAAGTCAAAAGGGATGTAAGCAATGAGTGATAAACAATCTGAGGCTGAGAATGGGATCTCTAAAGATCATAATGTTCATAAGTTCTTTAAATAAAAGGACTTATGAACATTTTTGAAGTTAATAGTTTTAATATTTTCCTAGGAAGGAAGTTAAAAAAGATAAATAGAATATAAATCAGATATATAATAGTGAATTAAATAAAGACTTTTTTGGAGGTTGCGATGGCTACAACGAAAAATAGTTTGCGTAAAAAGTCGGAAATTGAACAGCTTCTCAGCGATGTTCACTCTCACAATATCAATCACTATACAAGAGAACTCTTTCTGCACAGTTCTTTAAGCCCTTTGTCTGACGATTCCGAACCAGGTGTAGATTACAGAATGGCAGTTAGATTTAATAAAAATTTATCTGTTTTAGAGAATCAGAATTCTGAAAACGTACTGGTACACATGCATTCTACTGGCGGAAGTTGGTGCGATGGGTTAGCGATGTTTGATGCAATTAGATTTGCAAACTCATCAGTCACGTTTGTTACTTATGCACAAGCTTCTTCTATGAGTGGAATTTTGTTGCAAGCGGCTGATAAAAGAGTTTTAACGCCTAATTGTGAATTCATGATTCACCATGGTTCTATAGCTTTGCATGATAACTCCATAGCTGTAAACTCCGCTGTGGAAATGAATAATAAATATATGAAACGTATGTTGCAAATATTTGCTAGACGCTGTAAGATTGGAGAGTTCTTTTTAGAGAAAGAATACACAGAATCACGAATTATATCTTGGATAGATAAAAAGCTCAAGGATAAGAGTGATTGGTACATGTCTGCGGAAGAGGCAGTGTACTACGGCTTTGCTGATGGGATTTTGGGAACCAAAGGTTTCGAAACTATAGCAAAGATAAGGAGATGCTCTAAGTTTAAGGAATGTATTTGATGCCAAAACCTAATGATATAAGGTTTTGCAAAGATAGGTACGAAAAGTATGATGGACCTGCAAAGCTAGTGGCAACGGAATTTTTACAACAACGTGGATTCAAAAAAATATCAGAGAACTTAGACGAGAGCAGAGGAAAATTTAAAAAGATATGGGATGTTGCTGGAACGCATTCAAAAAAGAGTATCGGTGAATGGAGAATTGAGGCCGAGATAAAGCAAGATTGGGGAACAAAATGGTTTGACGTTCCTTTCAAATTTCATACAATGGACTTCCCTTACCGCAAAAGGGACAAAGCAGAAGAGCATGCCACTCATATGATGATAATCGGGGGCGATTACAAAAGGCTGTTCATTGTAAATCGTGAAGCCATGCTGGAGTCGCCTGTTGAAAACAAGTGGTGCAGAAACAGAAAAGGATCTGAGCCTTTCTTCAAGGTAGACACACAAGATCCAAAAGCTGCTTTTTACTTTAAAAATGAAAAGACGGGCAAATGGAAACAATGGAAAGATTAAATAATGGCAAATATGACGCTGGCGAATTTGAAAAGTATCTTGAATCTAAAGGAGTAAAATATGAAAGACCTGATTGTAGGTTTTGAACATCTACACAGACATACTGATTTCAGCCTTAACTAACTGGGGCCATGTGAGAGAAATCTTGCATGCAAATCGGATGAATTCAGGGAAACCCTAACGTAAAGTCGAGGGCAATCCTGAGCGAAGCCAGAAGTACACTTTTGGAACGTGCAACGACTACCTGAGAGGTTCAGTCCTCTTAATTACAGGCCAGAGCGTCCGACACCCTTCGGGGTGATGATATAGTCTACACCACAAGAAACTGTGGAGTTTGTGCTTAGATGGATACGCCACTGTTGAAGAATATGGAAAATATTCTAAACAGGTAAATCAAAAGTTTTTATGCATATCAGATCATGGTGCGATGGGTTCTGTCCCACGCCAGATTAGAGCATGCGATGAAAACAACCTAGAGCCTATATTTGCTTGTGAGCTTTATGTAAATCAGTTGCAGCCTGACACGACCACTATTCCTTCTATGACGGAATTCAATAGAGGTCTGGGTACGCAAGAAGAGCAAGCCAAGTTAAGAAAATCGAATCATCTGCTTGCCATAGCCTATAATGAAACAGGCTACAGCAATCTGGTTACTCTTTCATCTTGGGGTTGGACGAGGGGTTTCTACAGGAAACCCAGAGTCAATCACGAAGTCCTCATGCAATATAAAGAAGGAATTATATTCACTTCTTGCTGTTATAACAGTGAAATTGGACAAGCTTTTGATGTGGGTGGCGAAGGTCCAGCTATGGAGATGGTCGAAAAATATATGGCCATGTTCGGAGAAAACTTCTATCTAGAAATAATGCTTTTAGACTTCTCGAAACAAAAGCCTTATGATGAGTTTATAATAAAAGCCAGCCAAAAATATAATTTACCAATTATTGTTACAAATGATTGCCACTACTGTCTCAAAGAAGACAGCGAAATGCAGAGAAAGATGATTATGGTTCAAACAGGAAGAACCATGAAGCAAATCGAACAAGCGTTGGCACAGAATGACATGGCTGATATGTTCGAATTGCAAGATTCAAACTTATGGATGAAGTCAGAAGAAGAGATAAATGCGAAGTGGGAAAGTGATTACAAGGATGTAATAGATTACGAAATACTTAAGCAGGCCAAGTTAAATACCGTTGCCCTTTGCGAAAAAGCAAAAGGCGTAAAGCTTGATAGAACTATCAAACTTCCTGCATTTAGCGAATCTGACATTAAGTTTAAGGAATCAATCATAGAAGGGGTTGTTAAGAGGAAAATTCCTAGGAATAAAGAATATTTGGATAGGATAGAAGAAGAATATTCTTTAATTTGCCAAAAAGGCTTTTCCTCTTACTTTTTGATCCAAAAAATGATGACCGATGAAGCCAGAAGATGGTACTTTGAGACATATGGCTCCAGCGGTTCTTCGGCAGTCGGTCCCGGAAGAGGCTCGGCAGTTGGTGCTCTTAGTTGCTACTGTCTTGGGATAACGGATGTCGATCCAATCAAGCATGGTCTATTGTTTTCTAGATTTTTGAGTCCTGCTCGTGGCGGAAAACAAATTAAGTTTAGATTTTCGGGAGAACCATCTTTTTCGAATATTGATCCCATTCCCATGGACGAAGCAATTGAGTCTGCGCCTTTTCTAGGAAGAACTGATCGTGTTTGGTCAGATCAATAACTCACGCAGATTTCCAAGCTGGCATATCGCTCGACATATAAGCCATTTTGTGCCATTCGCCAGGAACTTGCATTTTGTTCTCTGTCGAATCGGACACCTTTGCTTTTCCTGTTTTTCCGTCAAAAACTATATAATAATTGCTATTTGGGACTTTGGCGGCAAATCCGTTGACTATCCAGTGAGCTAGAGTTGTCTGGGTCATGTCGGGATATAGTTCAAACTGCATATCAATCATAGATACATTTTTTTGATCTCCAATGTCGATTGGTTCATCAATTGATATGTGAGCCATTTCTTTTATTAGCCATTTTCTGAATTGCATACAATATATACTTTATGCTTTAAAAAAAAAGCACATAATACACTAAATATAAAACAGGAGTATATTATGAAGAGAGATCTTGGCAATAAGGTTTTGTTTGGTGTCTGTTCAGGATTGGGAAGAGACTTAAACATCAACCCTACAACAGTTAGACTAGGATTTGTTTTAGGCATTGTATTTTTCGGCACTGGCCTAGGGCTTTATCTCATTTTATTAATTATAATGCTAATAGCAGAAAATGCACATTAGGAGAAAAGATGAACAATTGGAAAACTTGGAACGAGTATATAGACTCTAGAAGCAAGACGAGAGAAAAGGCAAGCACTAAAAAAGTTGCTGACTATGACGGTCCAACCCCAGCTTCTCCAGAGAAGTCTCAGGCTGGTCGTAAGTTAAAGGATGATGGAAAAGGTATGGAAGACGTAGCTGGAAGTAAAACTTCTAAGCCTGCACCATACAAAGCTGCTGGTAAAGACCCTGGGATGCAAGTTGCAGATGGTGGCAAAGAAAAAGGACTTGGAGACGATGGCGACAAAAACTTAATCTACAGTCCAGACACAGATGCCAGCGGCAAAGAGGCAAAAACATGGCCAGAAAGCTTTGATGCATTTATGCAAAATAAAAACGAAGCGGTTGGTCCTCCCATGGGCACTGAAGATGACATGGATGACGACGAAGACATGGATGCTGACGACGAAGACATGGATGCTGACGACGAAGACATGGATGCTGACGACGAAGACATGGATGCTGACGACGAAGACATGGATGCCGACGACGAAGACATGGATGCCGACGAAATGGACATGGATGCTGACGACGAAGACATGGAAGACGACGAAGAGGGCATGGATGACGAAATGGGTCCACTCGAAAGATTAAGATCGAAACACAGTGAAAGAAGACTTCCAGATGGAATGCCTGACGCCATGAAAAGCTATATGAACATGAGATGAAACAAGAATTTCCATAAGCCGAAATAAAAAAGCCTGTTTTTAAAACAGGCTTTTTTTATGACATAACTTCTTCAACTTAATGTTTTCAATCTCTTTTTTTGAGTTTTCATAAATTTCAAAATCTTTTTCATAATAAGATTGGATTTTTTTTGATCCAAATATGTCAAGCTGCTTCAATGTGTCTAAAGTGTCAAAATTGCGATTTATGCTTGGGTGGCAAATGTTAAGTTGGTCTAAAACCTTCAAATCATACCAACGTATGTCCGTGTGTTTTATGTTTGATGTTAAGACGGAAACGGATGCAAGGTGCGGGTCGTTACCGGAGGCAATGTAATCTGCTAATTTCTCGATACTATCGCAGTTTCTTAAAAACATTCTAGTGCTGCCGTTTTTTCTTCTCAAAATAGTATTGACAGCAGACCAAAATCTATCATCCACAGGTCTTACAAAGCAGATAATTGGATAAAGTTGTTCATCCTTGTTCAGTTTGGAAAATAGTTTTTCTCTTTTGGAATTAAGCTCTTTACGTATGGTGTTCGAGGCATTTTTGGGTATACATAAAAAATTAAATTTGTAATAATCATTTAGAAAGCAGATGGTGTCATTTAAGTGGCCATTCCTGTTCCAGAATTCGCTGCCAGTGATTTTTCCTGGAAATATGTTGGAATATATTTTTACCATGCTGGTATATAATAGTATGAAATCACACAACAAACAGACTGAATATTTTATGAATTTTTCTAAGTTCTTAGAAGGACGGGAAGAGTTGAGAAAAACTAGTAAATCTTTTGAAAAGAAGCTAAAGAGGGCGAATACAGCAGCATCGCAGCAATCTGGTCGTGCCGATTATCCAAAGCTTGATCAAGATAGGAAAAAGATTCTCAAGCAGGCAGAAGAAAAAAGATCTCTAAGAAGAGGCGAATATATCGATCTTTATGGATATGAAAAGTGGCGAGATTACGTCAAAACACACGACATTCCAGAAGATTCAAAATGGGCAGATGCTCATAAAAATTAGAAATTAAGTTTACAAAAATATCTTTTTTGCGTATAACTAAAACACACGGGCTGGAAATGGTATCGATTGGCTGTTGAGTTCTTGAGTTGCCTGTAGGAGTTGATCGGAAGGCTCCTTAAAAATCCGATTAAAAATTTAGTTGACAAAACTAATTTCGCTATGGCTGCTTAATTATAAGTAGCCCAAGTTTCAAAGGTCTGCCAGTGACGTTTGACAACTTGCCGCAATACTGGATGCGTTCAAAGCAAATCAAACTACTTTTGAACTAAGACTCGTTGTTTGATAGTTGATTTAAACCTTTGTTTGTTGTGGTTTAATGATGCGAAACTCAAACATCAAACTATACAGGTAGACGCTTTTGAATAGGTAGCGCAACACACGGGTTCGACTCCCGTCCGGTCCACTGAAGCTCCCCTCGCATTGCGAGGGGAGCTTTTTTATTATGAGTTATGAAGCATGACTGAGCTTTTTTTTATTGACTCATGCGTGACATTTTTTTAAGATGTTTGAAACTCTAATATCAAAGGAAAAGAAATGAGTGTTCTTCCCTGTGCCAGAGGAAATTGTCCTAACGTCATGTGTGAAAGGTACTCTCATACATACGGTTACATATGTCGTGAATGCTTTGAAGAATTAGTTCAAATTGGTCCATCGGCAGATGTTGCTGATTTCATGGAGACTAATCCAAGCGGATACGATACCGCTGAAGCGTCGAGGGCTTATTTTAACGAGATATTTGCGGAAAATAATTGAGGTTTAAATTGGAGATGACTTGAGTAGGTTTAGGTTTAGATTCTGGGATCAAAGCTCTGGCATGTTCAGGGAAAATCTGCATATTGGCAATCGTGGCATATGCAGCAGCAGCTTTCGTCCCAACCCTAGTGACTGCCATAATTGTCATCGGTTGTCACATCCAATAGAAGGCATCATTACTCAGCAGTGGATTGGTCTTGTAGATAAAAATGGAGTTGACATTTACGAGGGAGATAAAGTTGTTTTTGACAACTCAGATATTGGCGGCGAAAGATATGTTGGGTTTGTTGAGTGGAACAGTGATCAAACTTTAGATAATCTATGTTGGGGAATCTGGGTTCCCAACGGCGGTTGGTTACATTGTGATTTTCTGGGTGAAATAGAAGTAATTGGAAACATATTTGAGGGAGATCATTAAATGATATTTCACGGGCAATATGTTGACTTGAGTTTGATTTTTGAAATTCAGCCGTTGGAGACAGGTGCGGTTGTTGAATACCCCTTAGACTTTTTCAAGGAAGCCCCAGATGATGCATCAGAGTTATGATGACTTAATCTGCGAACACGACAATGCAACATTTAATGGCATGTATAGTTTAATTGGGAGCTATACATGCCAGGATTGCGGCCAAGAAATAGATCCTGTAGAGTATGCCAAAATGAAAGGGATGCTGAATATAAAATTAATGGATTATTACAAAGAGCATCCATATAAACTTGACCCCATGTGGAGAGATCATTTTTGGGTCAAGGATTGGTACAGAAGCACTTTAATTTGGGATTAAAAATGAGTTCTGATGAATTAAAACAATTGCAAGACGTAACGTCTCTCCTGGCTTCGTTTCTAGGGCACGCAGAAGGTCTCTTTGGGATGGAGCTTGCTGGCGAGGGCTGGTCGGATAGTTCAGAGTATTCATATTTCCCAAAGAAAAAGAGGCTAAAGGATTTCACTGAGCAAGATTGTATTGATACACTCCATCACGTTCATGAATGGCTTTCCAAAAACAATAAACACACTCAAATATACTGGAATGAAAATGGGAAGAAAGAGGAAGATTAAAGAAGAGGAAATAATAGAAGAGGAAATAATAGAAGGCGAAGAAGAAAAACCTAAAATTGAATTAGAATTTGATGAATATGGAATGGTCAAATACGAGTTCAGATATGTTCTAGGTTTGTCTAAAGAAGATAATCCTAATTGTTACGTTCACTACAAGGAAAGCAACACTTTAAAAGATTTAAAAACCGAGGCAGAAAAGGTTTTTCAAAAATTTAACCGTTCAGTTCAGGTGTGGGATCGACATAAGTGGACCGATTCGTCTGTTCTTCAACTCGATCCAGAACCTATTCCGGTTGAGGAAGAAAAAGAGGAAGAAAAGCCAAAAAGAAGAAGAAAGAGAAAAGATTCAAATGTTGTCAAAAGAAAAAGATAAGTTGCAAATGTAATTGATTTAGGTTATAAATTTCATATGAGAGATCAACTACTAAAACTTTGCGTGGAAGGAATGTCCAAAAAGGGCTTAGATTCTTCTGAATATAAAGAGCGATTAAGAGAGGAGCTTAAAGAGCTTGATGCTCAGGCGGAACATGAGTATTTTGTAGATCTTCATTCTAAAAAAGCTAAATTTGAAAACAATGAAAACAATCTTTTAATTGCTTATCTTTTAGACTTGGTCGATGATTTCGACATAAATTTGCCACCAGTTTCTGTACAGGGCGAGTTTCCAGATATTGATATAGATTACTTACCTCAAGTTCGTGATTATCTAAAGGTTGAGTGGGCACCGAAAGAGTTTGGAAAAGAAAATGTTTGCGCAATTGGCAACTACACAACTTACGGAATAAAAAGTTCTTTAATTGATATGGCCAAGGTCCATGATAAGGATCGAAATGAAATTATAGGACTAACCACTCAGCTTGGCTTGAAAGATAATGATGGCAAGACTCTTACTTTCGATAAAGCTTTAGAGCAATTTGAGAAATTGGGCAAATATTGCGAAGACAATCCAGATGTTGCAGACGCTGCCCGTAGGCTTTTAAATCGCAATCGTGGAATGGGAATGCATGCTGGTGGGCTAATCATTTCTGATCAAAGAATCAATAAACTGGTTCCACTGGTTAAGGGCAAAGACGACGCTTATGTTTCTGCATTTGTGGAAGGGCTGTCTGGAACCGACTTAGGCCCTTTGGGTTTGATTAAATTTGACCTCTTGGTTGTTACGGATTTGAAAAGAATTGTAACCATCAGCGAGTTAGTCAAAAGGAATCATCCTCACATAAAGACAATATCTGCTTTGGATGGCACGGATGACGATTGGTCTGATACTGCCTATCTGAATGACCCTAAAGCAATTGCTTTAGCGGATGAAGGAAAGCTAAAGTGCATTTTCCAGTTTGATTCTAATGGAATGCGTGAGATGGTTAAAAAAGGCGGTGTAACAGGGTTTGATGATTTACCTGCTTATTCTGCTCTGTACAGACCCGGCCCTCTTAATATGGACATGGATAAAACGTACATCAGGCGAAAAAGAGGACAAGAGCCTGTTAGTAATCCAGTTCCAGACATGGATGGAGATTTGCATCCGATTCTCAGGCCAATTCTTGGCAGAACATATGGAGTTATGGTTTACCAAGAACAGGTTATGAAAATTTTGAATGTCGTGGGAGACATTCCGCTTATTCATTGCGAAAAAGTCAGAAAAGCAATGAGTAAGAAAAAGGTTAAGGAGTTTGCTCGATATAAAGAGCAGTTCGTTGGTCGTGGGCAATCAAATCTCGGCTGGGAAAAGAAAGAAGTTGAAGAACTGTGGGATCAAGTGGAAGCTTTTTCAGAGTACGGATTTAACGCAAGCCACGCTTACGCATATTCTTATATTTCGTCTAGGCTTCTTTACTTGAAGGCACATTTTCCAATTGAGTTTTATTGTGGAACTTTGCAATGCGAAACCCAGTCAGGTAAAATTAAAGATTACAAACTTGAGGCAGAGAAAGATGGTGTAGAGCTAAAAAGGGTAGACATCAACAAATCAGGTTGGAACTGGGAAATTGTTGATGATTTGGTCTATATGGGCTTCTCTGACATTAAGGGAATAGGGGAAGATGTCTCTCATAAGATCGAGGAAGGACAGCCATACAGTGGATTTGATGACTTCTTGCAAAGATTTGGCACAGATTCAAAAGTTCTAAAGCCTTTGATTGCCTTAAATTGCTTCGGAGAAGAGGAAGACAGAAAGGTGCTCCATGAATTTTGGGAGTACTTTAAACATGAAACAAAAAAGCGTCAGGACAGAGATAAGCGTGCGGATAAATCTAAATTAAAAATTGTAGAAGAGATGGACTACGTTCTTTACAAGAATGGGGGCGATGGTTCCTCTGAAAACTTTTTAAAAGAGATTCTGAAAAGCGGTTTATTAGATTTGCCTAAGAAAGATTTCTTCATTTCTGAATTTGAATTTGAGAATTTTAATTTCCAACACTTAAAAGATGATTTGGAAGACATTTTAAAGATTGGAAAGAAGTACAAGAGAAACGTCGAATCTTTGAAGAAGAAGAAAGATTCTGATCTGCCAATCACTCTTGCTGATTTTATGCCTTCTGGAGAAATCGACACGGGATTTGAAAATGTTTACAACGAGTTGCTAGGCATTGCAGAATCGATGTATTATGGATTCGCATGGCAGCATCCTATAGAGTTCAGCCCTGACTATAAAGGCGGAATGACTTTTGACCGTTTTGATGAGGAATCAACCTTGCTTTGGGCACCAATTGAATGTCAGATAGTAAGCTTGGATAAAAAAGGGCTTCCTAAAAAGGAGTCATCATTACAGGAGAGGCTTTCTAAAAAGGGAAATCCTTATTATGTTTTTACTGTTCAAGATGAAAATTTTAACACAAGACTGGTGACGATGTGGGAAGATGATTTTGTTAGATTTAAGGAAGAAATAGAGCATTGGGACGGAGAATTCCGCCAAGGTAACTTTCTTAGAATGAGGATCAATCGACCTGATCCCGGATTTAGCAGTCACGTTTTTCAGAGTCCGACCAAACGAAATCGTTCGGAGCTACCTGAAAAAGCAGCAGATGGCAGACTCGTCGTCATGGCTAAACCGGAACAAGTTGAAATAAAGCATGAGCCTTCCAAGGCAGAGGAAAAGCTTTTGAAAGATATAAACGATGAAGGCTTTACAATAGTGGGAATATAAAATGAGTGAAGAAGAAAAAGAAAAAGAAGAGTTGCTGGTCATCACGGAAGAAAATTTTGATCAATATTTTTTTGATGTCAGAAGGCATGAGCCTCAGAGAGGTCAGGTTATGGCTTGTTACACAGCCAAAGCTGAGTTTCTTGATGGAATGGAAAAAAGAAACATTATGTCGATGCTTCAAGGGGATGGAAAAATTGAAGCAGTTATGCAAATCATGCGAAAACTGCTTCACGCAAATGAAAAAGATTCTATTCGGATTCCAAGAGAGATGTCGGAGGATTTGTTGGCTGGGATGTCTCACGATGATTTAGCAAAAAAGAAATACAGCTATACAGTTGAGGTTTACTTTTATACCCAACAGGAATATATTCCTCGTGATGATCCTCACTGGAGTTGTGTCTCTTTGATAAATTTAGATGACGCCATCGAAAACACTGAGGATGGCCTTACGATTAGAGCAAACATTCTGACAGAAGAAAGCTCTTAAGAACCCTTGGAGAAAATAGATGTCAATTATTGGCGAGAAAAAGAAAGTTGCTAATGATACTGGTGAGAAACGATCTTCTGCAATGCGAGTCACTCAAGGTTCCTTTTCTAAAGTTAGACATTCCTCCCGAACACATCCTTCTAACGAAGAAATTTGGCTGGCGAATAAGTGGTACTTTTGCAGAGAATGGTTTCAACAAGAATCTCAGGGAGTGACAAGGATTTTATATTCTCACTCGAAACATCAAACAGAAGATGTTGCTAGGTTTATTAGAAAAGTCGAAAACAAGTTGAAACTTAAAGACAAGTCTCGAATTGGCCCAACTCAAAGATCAACAATTTCTTGGATAAAAGTTGTTCCATTTTGGACCAAGACTGGCATGAGAAGGTCGTTTTTTACCATGATGCTTCGTTGTTCCCAAAACTATGATTGGGTAGAGAACAATTTTGAAGAAGCTCTCTTAAGTATTAGATATACTTCAGATACTGAGTATGCTGTGAGAAGGTTTTTGAAGGGCAACGTGAGGTACACGGGGAAAACTACTGGGTGGCATGATGAGTTTAAGTTTAGATCAAAAGAGAAAATCGATAGACTGCTTGTTGAGCCTGATAAATAAAGAATATCGTTATGAATAAAGAATATCGTTTAGATGATTTGAAGATTATTGACGAGCTACTGTGTATGATGAGAGGCTTCGATGAAAGCTGGGAACATTTAGAATATAAGTATAACATAACAAATTTAGCCATATCTCGTCTTAGAGATGCTTATTTTTCTGGAGAGATGAAGAGCACAACTGCTAGTTTGGCCATTTATTTCGACCCAGAATTAAAAAAATAAGCTCGAAAACCATATATAATTATTATGAAAGATTATGAACAACAACAAAGAGAAGACTTTGCCGATTGGTGTCAAAAATGGGACAAAGCGAAGAATGAAGAAGACTTTTCCAAAGGTGCTATTACTGATGGAAATGGAAACTTAAATCCACAGCCTAAAGTGACAGATAGCGAGTCATTTGTTTCTTCTTCTGCTGGATTCGATCCTTCTTTTGGCCAAGACAGAGAGCAGGAGCAAAGAGGAGACTTTGATGATTGGTGTGAAAAGTGGGAAAAGGCAAAAAGCGATGGAGTTTTCGAAAATGCTCCTAACCACTTCGTCCCGTCCCAAAAAACTGCAAACGTCAGTTTTTTTGGAGCCACGAACTCAGACCCTTCAGATGGCGTGTCTGAGCGAGATGCTGACTACTGGAACACTGTTCACAATATGTCTGCGAATGGCGAGCTTGCTCCTAAAGAGGTGTTCACAGAGTCAGTTATTGATAAAGAGGGAATCAAAAAAGTTGCTGATGCAATAAGGCAATCCCCCAATCCTATCCGTCCAAATACGATTGGTCCTGACCAAGAGTTGGAACCAGAGCAATTGGGAGTAACATATAGTGAAGAAGATCTTGAGAAAATCGAAGAAGCTAAGGCTAAACTGCACGAGATGGGTGACAAAATCAATTCTTTGTTAGGTTTGGGAAAACGCTCAGAAGCAATGGAAAAAAAGATGGAGTCTCTTAAAGAAAAGCTTGACAAGTTGAGCGACGAATTATCTCATTCGGCTCCAGAATCTATATCCTCTGGCCAAGCATATTGACGTTGACTTTCATTCAGATATAATTAAGAATAAACCTTCCTAAATAGTTTTAGGAAGGTTTTTTTATGAAAATATTATATGCTTTGTCTGCGTTGTCCTATCTTTCCCTAGCGGTATTGGTTGGATATTACTCTTATGAAAAGGATGGCGTTCTTAGCATATTCAATAACATTTGTTTTTTCGTGCTTGGAATGTTATTCTTGTCTACACTTTTTCATATTTTTAATCGAAACGAAAAAGTTAAATCTAAAATTACAAAAACAGAAAAGGAAAAATGATGCCTGTTACTTGGAAAGTACCTGACACTGTTCAAACAACAATTAACGATGTGAAATCTTTTCATCATTCTCCTCGTTTAGACGAAGCACGAGTCACTGCTGCTTTTGTAGATTCGAAGCCATTTACAAATAATCGTTTTAATTGGGGTTCGACTAAGAAATTTTCAGAGTTTTCAAAAGTATGGCAAGCCACAAAATATGATTTTTGCATTGTAATTTGTTCAGATATATGGCACCAAATACTTGGCCCCGACCAAAAGCATGCATTCATAGATTTGCACATGACCCGAATGGAAGCTGAATTCTTACCAGAGGTAGTGGTTGAAAATGGGAAGAAAAAAGTCGTAAAAGACGAATTTGGAAGAGTTCAATATTCTAATGAGTTGAAAATTGATGATGACGGAAATCCGAAATGGAAGGTTTCTCCTTTGGACTTGTTGGTTTTCACGCAGAATGTTTCGAGATATGGTTTGTGGTGCGAAGAACTTTTAGAATTGAATGATGCGATAATAGATAATGATAAGTCCAATGGTGAGGAACAAGCTTAGAAAACATCTTTTTCTATTTGTATTTGCGGATTGTGTCATATCATATTGAGTGGTTAAAATGAATAAAAATACTTTGCTAAAGCTTATTTTGATTGTTTTGCTTTTGTCAAACTTTGTTGTCATGTGTAGTATAAAGTCTCCATTTTCAAACAATTCCACATCTGGAATTGTTGATTCTTTTGGAGTTTTTGGAATAAATCAAGTAAGGGTTAATTCTGGTCACGAGTTTGAATTGGTTCTTGAAGACGGAAGGAAAGTTTGGGCCTTTCTAGAAGTTACATCTTCTTACAAGGCAAAGGATGAATTGATCAAGTTGTTCAATTCTAGCACAAATCCTCGTTGTGTTTTGAAGGAAAAAAAAGACTCGTTTTGGATCGTTGACATTCGTGTCACAGATGACATGGGAAAAGATATTAGTATCGTTACTTTTCTCAGGAACAAAGGACTCGTTTTTAAGGTATAAGATGAACACCGCTTCTTCCAAGGCTAAGGATGTTGAAGAATCTTCTCAAGAAAAAACTTCTAAAAAAAAGCCTGCTTCTGGTAAAAGGGCAACGTACTTCACAAAGTTTAAATCCTTTTTCAGCGAGGCTACAGGCTTTGAAAATCGCAACAATTCAGAGTCTTGCAACAAGGCTGCGATATTCACTCATAGGTGTCCAGATCCAGATGCTATCGGCTCCATGATGGGGATGCAGTGGTTGTTAGAAAAGTCTTATGGAATTGAAAGTGATTTGTTCTATTCTGGAGAAGTTTCTCATCCGCAAAATGTTGCGATGGTCAACCTTCTTGATCCCAATCTAAGAAGGGTTGACGAATACGCCCAAATACATAAAGAGTCTCCCTATAGTATCCATATTTTGTGCGATACAGTCCCAGTTAATGCGGGATTGTGTGATGAAGTCACATTTGACATTGTAGTTGATCACCATAGGGAAAATCCTTCTGCTAGTTTTCAAGGTCTATGGATTAATTTGAAAGCAGGAAGTTGTTCGGCTACCGTCTATGATTTGATAGAAAAAACGGGTCTAAAATTTGATCCAGATAATGACATTGACTCTAAGTTGGCTACTGCCTTGATGGTTGGGATAAGCACAGATACTGAAAACTTGATGGCTGATGACGCAACCGAGTATGAATTCAAAGCGTGGTCAGGGTTGTTTGAATACAGGCATCCGTCTGCTTTGAAGTCTATAGTTAATTTTGAACGTCCAAAGTTTTGGGTTGATTCAAAAGCAGAGGCTACTAAGAAAGCGTATATCAATGAGGGAGTGGCCGTTGTGGGCATGGGGATAATTCCTTCTAGGCATAGAGATATGATCGCAGACATGTCTGATGACATGGTTACATGGGAAGGGGTGACCACCGCTATAAGCTTTGCAATGGTTGATGGGGACAGGATTGAAGGCTCAGTTCGCAGTTCTTCTTCTACCGTGTCTGTTCCTAAACTTTGTAAAGACTTGGGAGAGGCGAAAAAAGGGAATGGTGGAGGGAAACTTGGTAAGGGAGCATACCTCTACGGCATGGGCGGTGGCGGGATAGATGAAGACGATGATGAAGCCACCAAGGTTAAGACTTGGGATTTGTATAATGAAAAAGAAAGAAATAGAATTCTAAGGCAGATGAAAAAATAAAGTTATTAACTATATTATTTCATGGATAAAAGGTTTCTTATAAAATGTAAAGCCTGCAATTGGGCAGAAAAGTCTACCGGACTTTCTTCAGATCTAGATCATCTTAAAGAAATCAAAAAATGCAAGAATTGCGGGGGTAGACAGTTCAGGTGCCCTGAGTGCGGACATGCGTCGAAGATGTACAGAACTAAGGGTAACACTAAATGAGTAGAATCATAAAACCCAAACCACAGAATGCTGGCGACAAGAAGTCGATTGAGGCAGAAGAGCCTGTTGTAGATATAAGTTTTAATTTATTTAAAAACAATCCAAGAACAAAGCCCAAGAATCCAGATGATATACTAATTATTTCAAGCTTGTCAGAATTTGGTTGCGAGATTGTTGGATGCATGTACTGCATTCCCAGAATCCTTCGTGAGAATCCTGGAAAATATGTAATTATTGTAGGTTGGTTTGGTAGGGAATATTTATATCGGCATCTGGCAGATGAATTTTGGGAAATAAAAGAAGAGTTTCAACATTTGAGAGATTATTGTAGGGCTTTTCATTATGACTCCAAGAATCTATCCAACTTAGAAAAGGCTTTGAAAAAACTTGGAAGAGTTATCACAACACAGGAAATGGGTAGAATTGCAGTAGGATGTAAATGCAAGAGTTGCGGGGCTTCATGGGGACAAACTGATCCATGTAAGAAGTGCAAGTACTGCGAAAGTGAAGATGTCATTCCTTCACTTTTCTCAGATCCCAAGAGTTTTAAAAAATATGCAAAGTTAACTCCTAATCCATCAAAATTTAAAATAGATCAAGCAAAATATTATTTGGGGAAAAACCCTGTTGGAATATTTGCTCGTGGAAGAAAAACATATGGCAGAAACATGCAGCCTGAGTTTTATGTTAATTTAATAAAAATGCTCAGGGATATGGGATATAGCCCTATTTGGCTTGGCGAGAAACAAAGTACTCTGCCATGTCCTGTTGAGGATGTTGTAGATTTTTCTAGGATGCCTGAGTCTAGAGATTTAGAGTTAACTCTGGCTTTGATATCTTCTTTGAATTTCACTATTCAGTACTGGACAGCTTCTACCCGACTAGCTTCTATGGTTGGCACGCCGTACTTGTTGTTTGAAAGCCCAGATCAAATTTGGGGTCGAGGGCAAGAGGGTTATCGGAGAGAATTGTGTGATTTTTCTGATAATAAACTTTGCATTTGTCATTACTTAAATATGTATGACGACAATGAAGCAGCATTGTCTTTGACCAATCAATGTATAACAGAGATGGAAGTCGGAAATTACGAAGATGTATTTGGTCTGTTAGAATCTGATGTAGTGGCTCAAAACATGAAGAAAGAGCGTGAGGTTTTAATTAGGTAAATATATGGATTCTTCTCTATTTTTAAAAAATGCTGCTGATAAATGTGGCTTCGAGCGTGTTAGATATGACTCAAACAATGTTCCTACATCGATAGATCCTGACAATGTTTGTGTTTTGTTTTTATTTGGCGATATGCGATCTATGTCAATTGCCTCTTCTTTGATAGTGAAGAGGTTTAGAGAAGAATTAAAATCATCTAAATATTTTATATTTTGCTCATGGACTGGATATGAAAATCTATTTCCATATGTAGATGAATATTGGTCGATAAGCGAAAAATCTGTAATGAAATCAATGTATCGTCAAACTGACGGGATGAGAAACAATTCAGATTTGTGTGTTAGATACGAAAGAAATTTAAATCATTTTTTTGTAGACTGTTCTTCTTATAAAGACTTGCAAAAATTCTACAATAGAGGAATAAAGCAGGGATTTTTTGACGCATTCAAGAATGTTAAAAAGTATTTCCCAGCGATATCCTCGGCTGCAATTTTAGGGAACCAGTTCATTAGAGATATGGGTAAGTCTCAAGGTTTTAAAGTGTTTATATATCCAAACTCTATTGCTAGGCACTGGAAAAATGGAAGAATTAACTATGTGGACGTTGATAAGAATTTTTGGATAGGTCTAGTTGAAAGCCTTCTGGTTAAAGGATACCAGCCAGTTGTGTATCTTGACAAATATACTCATGATATTTCTGGAGATTTTTTAGATAAATGTTTGTACATAAATGACGGAGACATCTCTCATATATTGGCAGCTATGAGGCATGTTGGGCTTGTTGTAGATTTTTACTCTGGCATTTCAAGATTATCAATTATAGCAAGATGCCCCTTTGTGGCGTTTGATGAGAGAAGCAGATATTCTAATTGTAAAGAGTTTGAAATAGACGATCTGATGGCAGATGACATCCCTAGAGAATATATTTTTGGATTTCCTACTATATTAGGTCATAGAGATAATACTTCTTGGAAGGTGAATGTTTTTGACGCATTAACCAATAGACTAGATAAATTTTTACCCGATTTAAATAGGGACAACTGGCCTTCTACAGCGGAAATAGAAGAAATTGTCCCTTATAAAAAAGTTAGAGAACTAAAAAATAAAAGATTTGGTTCAAGGTTTATAAAAATACCTAAAGTTTAAGGAACTTATTGATGGCTAACGTCACGAGAGTTAGAGTAGAGTTAAAAAGATATAATCCCAATGCTTCTAGAGAAGAGAAGGAAAGGGCGTTTAAGGGAATGTTTTCTGCATTTAAAAAGCAGTGCAATGAAGCAGGCATTCTTGCTCAATGGAAACAAAAGCAATTTTATGAGAGCAAAGGCGAAAAGCGTAGAAGAAAAGCCAAGGAAACGGCTGCAAATGTTAAAAAAGAAGAATTAAAGCAAAAATTGCGTCAACATTTTGGTTAAGGGTTTATTATGAGTAAAAAATTAAAGATAATGAGTTTGTCAGTAGAGCCTGAAATGCAGGAACTGTTAAAGAACTCATCTAAAAAGATGGGATGTTCGGTATCTTCTCTTGTTAGAGATCTAGTAGACAAACATATAGATTTAATCGTGAATGATGGTGAAGAAATTCCTGTGATACTAAAGATTCCCACTAGCCTCCGAGGCAATCCAGAGGACTTGAAGGTTTGGTTAGATTCTAGAGTTTCTGGAATAGTAAAAGCTTTGTCAAAATGAAATTAAACAAAAAACCTCTTCGTGGGGCCGATATAGTTGATTTAAAGGATATACCTGATTGCGAATTTGTAGAAGACGTTCAGGATGATTGCAAATCTTTGGTTGAGGCATACGATTTGTGTCTCAAAATGGAAAGAGCTTGCATCAAAGCAGATGGTATAGGTCTGTCAGCAGTGCAGGTTGGCGTTCCACTAAAACTTTTTGTAGTAAAGAGTCCAGACGGTGAATTCGATCATCTTGTAAATTGTTCTTATGCAGAGGTTAAAGATGCATCCGAGTCAAAGAGAGGCATAGAAGGTTGCCTCTCTTTAAAAAATTCAGACGGAACTTTGAAAAGATATTGGGTGGATAGGTCTAATAAAATATTGGTTACAGGGAGTAGGTTGTCTATAAACGAACAAGGAGGTCTTTTTCTTGAAGGCTTTCAAGATACGTTGACTGATTTGCATGCTGTAGTTTATGCTCATGAGATAGATCATCAAAATGGTACTTTGATATCTGACATAGGGGAAGAAATTTCTATTTGGTGAAAATATGCTTTCTAAAAATCAACTAGTTAACGTGTGCCTTCTTGGTGGATCGGATTCAAATACCTGTCGATATTTAAGGCAAGATGAGAAAAATTGGAATAAATGGTATTGTTTAAAACATAAGATTAGCGACAAGTCTCTTATTGATGCCAAGATTTCAATGTGGGTTGTATCTTGTCAGAGTAAAGGCAAAGACCCAGCGGCGTCTGGTGTGCCGCTGGGTGATAATTGTAAAGGATACCCCTTGTTGAAAAATATAAAGCAAGGATACGATGTCTGAATTGTATTATTTCAATTTGCAAATGGGTTTTTTAAATCTTCTCATTTACCTCTTACAGATTTTGATTCTTTGAGATCAACTCATAAACATCTTTTTCTACATCTGTGTACATTGCGCTAACGAATACGCCATCTGTTAACGAATCATCGTTGTAGTTTACAATTTGCTGCGCTAATATGCCTGCCGCTTTTTCTTTCTTTATTGACTTTGTTCTGTAGTGGTAAATCAACATCATGGCAATCGTTCCTAACGCAAAAACCATCACCAGCGACCCATCACCCTGTAAAATTTGAACTCCAAAGTTTTCATTTTTTCCAGAAAGATTTAATAGACCTTGTTGAAAATTTTCAATTTTGTCTGCATTAATCTGTTGTTCGTTCCTAAGTTTCATTAACTCCAACATTAGGCCGTTTTGATTACTCTTTATGTCTTCTATTCTCCCACTTTGGTTGTTTATCTCATTTTTCATGTCTGGGCTAAATGGAGATAAATTGTTAGAGCATCCTGAACAGATTATCATAGAAAACAACATAGATGCCAGTAAAATTCCTTTTTTCATTTTGCGTCCTTTCTTTCTTTTAAATATCTAATGTATCTATTGACATGGTATGTTATTTATTTTAAGATTTATCGACTATTCACTTATTCGCTTGACGGAGTATTTCATGGGTTATCAAGAACAGGATGTGGTTGCAATTGAAGAGAAACAAGAAGAAATGGGAGATTTCTTCTTGGGATTTTTAAAAGATGCTAAATCAGTTGCAAAGAAGCACATGCAAACTTTTTTTTCTGATAAGACATATTATTTTGGCGGAGAGATTGGAGAAGATATACTTTTTTCTCCGAGGAATATCAGCACGGTTCTGAACACAGATATAAGCACGGGAGTTCTGGAAGCTTATGAAAAAATTGAACGATGCCCTGACGTGGTTATAGAAGAGGACGATGCGATGTTGTCCGATGATGTTAGATTGGTAATGTCGGTTTTCAAAGAGTGCAGCATTAGGGAGATACCAAAGCAGTTCGCAGCAGGATTGCTTTTGATATATTTGGAGTTGTGTGAAGGAATTGAGTGATAGAGAATTAAAATTTATATCAGGCGAGTTTCTTCATTGTGATTTGCCTAAAGAAAAAAAATACTTATTCAAATATTTTAGGAACGAGTCTCAAAGACAATTCTTAAAATACTATTTTACATTTGATGGCAATATAAATATAAAATATTTTTCTAGACATACAGGGTACGTTTGTTCAGAAAGATGGCTTTCTACTTTAAGGAATAAAATAATAACCTTAGAAAGAGTTCATAATAACGCCAAGAGAGATTTGGATTTTGAAAAACTATCTCTTATAAAATCTGGAAAATTAAAATATAAAGCAATACTAAGAAACGAGGGTAAATGTTAAATGAAATCGCAATTTTACAAGGAAAGCTAGATGAAACTTTTTTAAAATTAAGTATTTTTAGCGAAAGATTTAAAAAAAATCCTTTAAATTTTGACATAAAAAGAATAGAGATTGCCGAGAAAGAATTAGATTCTCACTTAGAAGAACTTCAAAAACTGGAAAAAACAACCCTACTTTAGCTAGAAGGGTTGTTTTTTTATAAATTTCTAATTGAAAAATGTCGGAATTGCATTTATCAATTTTATAAATAATGGGATCTTGAAGTAATACATACATTTATGATTACTTTCAAAGATTGGCTAATTACCAAAGAATCTAGTGCATCCACAAGGGCCAGACATGCCGCCGCTCTTGGCTTGATGCCGCTGGCCGTTGTAGGCTCTGTCCACGGCAGGTCAACTGCTTCGCCTTTTGAGTTGGAGAGTTTAACTAAAAAGAAGAAGAAAAAGAAAAAGAAAAAGAAAAAAGGTTAGTTATGTTTGCAAAGATGCAAATTTTTTTCTTGTCGCTTTTAATGTTGATAATTGTTTTTGTTTCAATATACGATTCTTATTGGACGTTTAAGACAGCAGATGTAATTTTAGAACATGAAAAAAATCCAATAGGAGTAATGCTTATAGAAGCGGATGGTGGAGATGTCGCTTTATTTATGACATTGAAAATGATAGGAACTATGATCGTAATTCTAATGATTCCTTTGATTTATTTCTTTAAAAAGAAGTGGGGGTTGACTGTTGCTTCTTTCATAGCTTCTTTTCAAATAGCATTATTTTTTTATTTAACATATGGAATGTTTTGATTTGATTCATTATTTGCAAGTGGGAAATTTAGGGAAAAATAGAGATAAATTTTTAGGCAACGTTAGCAAGCAAGCCGGTAAGGGAAACTGGTTTTGGGCCTTTAGGTGCAAAGCTAAACTGTATTCGTGGGAATTCGGAATGCAGATGTATGAGGACGCCTATTGGAATTTTTTTCGAAATGATATATCTTCGATTAAAGAATTGATTTCTAAACACAACGTTTTTGTACATGATAGACACGACATAGATTCTCTTTTTAATTATAAACATCAGACTGGCTATTCTGATCATTATTCTGATATTGCAATTCGCAGGTGTTTAATAAGGATGGGAGTCTGGTTTCAAGGCAGCGATATCTTTGATTTGAAAGATACAAAATTTATTGATTCTAATGTTTCTTTTCATTTGCCGCATTTAATTGAGGGCAATAATAAATCAGCACTATCCTGGCTGAATGAAAATCGCTATATTGTCATAGCCAGAGAAACCGAAGATAAGTGTAAGCTCTCGGAGATAATGATTAAATGAGTATTGAGTTTAATGGTACAAGCGAGATTATAAACAATTTTTACAATCTCAGACTTGCTCATTCTAGAAACGGAAATGAGAACGAAACTGCAACAGGATGGAAAGCTGCAAGTTGGTCTTCTTCAGGATACCAGCGTCGAATTTTTGACGTAATTATGAAGAATGTTAAAGGGTCTCAAACGAATTATGACAGTGTGTTGGATGTTGGGTGCGGGGTTGGAGACTTCTTGCCTTATTTGTTCAAAAACCATTATAAAAGAAGCGGTTGGACATATACAGGAATAGACATATCTGAGGATGTGATACAAGAAGCGAAGAGGCAGGCAGAAAGCGTGTGGGAAACCCTGCCTCATCGGGAAGGTCTCGAACTAATCCCGACTTCAAGAATTAGCTTTGGCTGTGGAGATTTTTTAGATTTAGAATTTGAGAAATCTTTTGAATGGGTAATTGCTGCGGGGACTTTTAATCTCAGATTGCTTGATTCGCCCAATCAATACGCATATCTTTTTTCTGTTCTTGAAAAAATGTTCAACCTGTGCGACGAAGGAGTCATTGTCACGATCTTGTCAGATAGAGCAAACCAACGAAGTGATGGCCACAAACAATTCAGATTTAATGATTTGTTTTATTATGAGCCGTCTAAAGTTTTAAATCATTGTTTAACACACATAACAGAAAATGTTGTAATCGATCATAGTTCTTTAGATTATCAATTTGTTCTTACTCTTTATCCAAATGATTTCGAACAAAGAATTATAGAAAGGGATGACAATGAAAAAGCCTAGAGCAGTACCTAGTCGTGATGAAAGATATATGGCCATGGCACTGTGGGCAGCGTCTTTTTCGAAAGACCCTGATACACAGGTTGGGGCTTTTATTATAGATTCTTCGAATCGTCCACTGGGTTGGGGATACAACGGCCCACCATCTTCGATAAAGGACGAAGATATAAATTGGGAACGACCTCACAAATATGACTACGTGGAACATGCTGAAGAAAATGCAATAGATTTTAGCAGACTGGGCTTTCAAACTTTAGATGGTTCTACTCTTTATGTTACTGCTAGGCCGTGTAAAAAATGCATGCTCAAAATTGTTAAAAATAAAATTGATAAAGTTATTTTTTTTCCATATAAATCTAAAGATTCAAAATCTTCTTTAAACAGTGCTGATTCTATCCAAAAAGTACAAGAGATTGCAAAAAAAGGCAATGTAACCCTTCAAGAATTTGAAGGAAATTTAAATTGGATCAGAGATAGAGTTTCCCAGATGGAGTTGTTGGGAGTTTTTGAATAAATATTCCATATATAGTTGTATGAGTATTCAAGGAGCGAGAATAGGAGTTTCGTGTGATCTCACGACAAACTCCAACTGTTTAGATAAATTTGGATGTCCGTCCAATGTTTGTCCTGATTTTACCATTAGAAGGCACGATGTTAAGCCGCCATTTAGACTGGCTGCTGATGATTGTGATGGTCCTTTAGACTTGACAGACCCAGACACTGGGGAACTAGACACGTCTTTGGTGTTAGAGGCAAACATGTGGGCTATTGCTAAGTTAAAGACGAGCATTGACACATCTGATACCTACTTTAGGTTGGCAGACGACATTGGGTTTGAACAGGTGATGGTTGGCGACATCATCATCATGGATAGAGTTAGACTTCCTGAGCATATGCTTGTGACTGGATTTGATGAAACAAATAAGTTAATTCAAGTTCAGAGAGGATATAATGGAACCAATGAGTCTTCATGGAAGAAAGGATCTTCGATGAGGATATTTAGGGTTTTGGATGCGTCTGCTGTTATAGAGTTGGTTTTGGGAGACATAACTCAGGAAGACGGAACAACTTTAAAAGACCAGTTATTAGAAACTCTTTTGGTATATAATTGGAACGCCAATAACACATGTCTTCCTGGTTGTTATTGGTTTGAATTTAAACTTTTGAAAATGGAAGAGAGCGTGAGCTTTCTTTCATCTAGTGCCCCATCTGTCACCCCCAGTTTCACACCTAGCAGTCTTACGCCTACTGATTTTGGCTGCACCATAGGATCAGGTGTCGAATGGGTTAGGAGATTTCCAACGACAGGCGAAGGGTTTTTAATTCACATTCCTTTTTCTCCTACAACGGAATAGGTTAATGGTATTGACGCCAAGACAGGCAGAGAGCTATTCTGTAATTTATAAATAATTAAACCTCGCATTCCCCAAGGAGCGGTTATGTTAGTGTCAGATTTCTTAATCGACAGAATGAAAAATTCTGGAATTGAACACGTCTTTGGAGTTCCTGGAGATTATGTTCTTAATTTCTATAAAAAATTAAATAATTCAGACATAAGTTTGATCAACACTACAGACGAAAATCACGCAGGATTTGCAGCAGATGCGTATTCTAGAATAAAGGGTATTGGTTGCGTTTGTGTCACATATAATGTTGGAGCAGCAAAACTTATAAATGCAGTTCAATGTGCTTATGCTGAGAGGTCTCCTTTAGTTGTCATTTCAGGTTCGCCTGGAATGAAAGAGCGAGACGAAGGTGTTTTGCTCCATCATATGGTTCGTTCATTCGAGTGTCAAAAAGAAGTTTTTGAAAATTTCACATGTGAGTCTGTTGTTCTAGACGACCCGAATACAGCGGGATACAAAATCGATAAAGCTTTTGAAGCCCTTCACTACTATAAGCAGCCCATCTATATTGAGCTTCCAAGAGACGTTGCGGACAAGCCGATTGGTTACGATGTTTACAAGCAGGGAACTCCAGATTCTCCAAGTACAGATTTGCAAAACTTAGAAGAGTCTTTTGAAGAAGTTGAAACTTGGATAAATAATTCAAAAAATCCAGTTATATTAGCAGGGATTGAGGTTTCAAGATTTGGACTTGGATCTAAACTGGTCAAGTTTGCTGAAAAAGCGAACATTCCAATTGCAACAACTCTTCTTAGCAAATCAGTAATTGGCGAGACTCATCCGCTTTATTTAGGCGTATATGCTGGAAGCACGAGTCAAGAGGGAGTGCAGGCAGCAGTCGAGGGATCTGATTGTCTTCTTATGTTTGGGGCGATGCTCACTGATATGACATTAAGCTTTATGCCTTCAAAATTTGTAAAAAGGAATACCGTATCTTGCAGCATACAAGGATTGAAAGTTAAAAATCATATGTATGCTTCTGTAAATTTTGAAGACTTTTGCAATAAACTTTTTGATGAGGCTTCGATTCCTACCCATTCAAACAAGCCTTCTGTGGTGAATACTCGATCTAATAAGAGTTTCTCTCCGCTTGCGGGTACTCCGATTACGAGCAAAAGGTTGTTTGATAAAATTGATTCTTTGCTGACAAAAGATATGTCGGTCGTTGCAGACATAGGCGACAGTTTGTTTGGGGCAGCAGATTTAACAATGCATCACAAAAATGCTTTTTTAGGTTCTGCATTTTACACAAGTATGGGCACATCAATTCCGGGAGCGTTGGGGGCAGGATTTGCCAGACCCGATAGCAGGACTATTGTGATAGTTGGCGATGGTGCTTTTCAAATGTCTTGCACGGAGTTAAGCACTATTGTTGCGAATAAATTAAATCCAATTATATTCATATTGAATAATCATGGTTATACCACAGAAAGATTTTTATTGGATGGGGATTTTAATGATATTCCTGACTGGAACTATCATAAGTTTGTTGATATAATTGGCGGAGGTAAAGGGGCGATGGTAGAGACTGAATCTGAATTAGAGTCAGTTGTTGACGAGGCCCTTAATGCTAAGGAAATGTTTTTGATTAATGTTTCCTTAGACTCATATGATGTTTCAAATGCTTTGGAGAGGATGACAAGCGGGCTTGCGAAAAAAGTCTAAATAAAAATATGAAAAACAACAAAAATAACAATTCCAGAGACACGGGAAACTACGAGGTTAGAATAAACGAAAGGATTAGAATATCCCCAATTGTAGTTATAGACAAAGATGGGAAAAACTTGGGAACCAAGCCCATAAAGGACGCCCAGTACATGGCAAGAAAAGATGGTCTAGATTTGGTGGAGATCTCTCCTAATTCTAGACCTCCTGTCTGTCGAATAATGGACTACAGCAAACATAAATATGAAAAGTCTATTAAAGAGAAGAATCAAAAAAGAAATTCTCAAACTGCACAAACTAAAGAAATTCGCTTAAGGCCATCTATTGGCAAACACGACATAGACACAAAGGTCAAAGCAGCTAGAAAATTTTTGGCTCAAGGCAACAAGGTGCAATTTAGGTTGCAATACAGACGACGAGAGAACGCACATAAAGAACAGGGATTCGAAGTCTTAGACGGAATTATAGAAGATTTAAAAGATATTGGATTGGCGGTCTCAAAGCCGAAACTTAATGGAAATAATTTGAATTGTTTAATAGAGCCATTGAAACAATAAATCGGGAATAAGTCGATGAAATCCAGCATTAAGGTCGGTTTAGGCGAATTCGATTCAAGAGTTGCTTTCAACATGGACGCTTTGATTGAAGATAAAAATAAAGTTATAAACATTGTTTATAAAAACATAAACAAAAGAAGCAAGTTTTCAAAATGTGTTTTCAAGGATTTGAAGTCATATAAAACTTTATTTTTAAACAATCCTAAAAAAAAGATTGTTAATATATTTGGCAAGAAAGGATCTTGCTTGTATGATTTTTTAAGCATCTGCAATGTAGAGCATCCTGATATTTTTGATGTGCTTAATGGCATTTTTAACCCATCAAACTTCAAATCCCTATTAGACTTTATAGATTTATCAGACTACGCAAGTAAAGAAACCCCAGGTATTCAAAATAATGTTAACAAGTCTGCTAGGCAATATTTAAATTCTTATTTAAAAAAATCTTCGATTAACCCTTCCCTGTATATTCGGTTGTTAAAAGACAAAAGTGAAGTACAGAAGCTTAGAAACAAAAAAGAGTCTAGTCGTGTATGCATCGACTTAGACAGATGGATGAGCACGGCAGACGATTTTTCTAAGTATTGTTATGGAGTTGATTCATTTGACGATGAAGTTAAATTGGCTACTGAAAAGTCTAACGCTCTAAAGGCTTATGGCCTCAATGAGTTTTCAAAGATGATCATGGATAGTGTTGCCACAAAAGAAGAATCATATTATGGATTTAATCGTTTGAACATGGGCGATGCTTCAATAATTCTTGCAAAACAGCATGGATATAATTTTTCGGATTATGACAGTCTAAAAGTTTTTTCTTCCCCTGTTTTCAATATTCCTTCTGCATTGAAGGCTTCTTCTAAAGTTGGAAAAATTCTAAATAAAATAGAAAAATTTGATAAGGTGGGAAATAGAGCGTTGTTTGACCATCTATTCGTTTTGTATACTTTTGGAGACTTTGAAAAACAACTTTGTGTCGATAAATTTAAGACGCTTTGCGAAAAAGAAGCATGTTCTTACTTAATTAGGAATGAAATTATTTCTCCGGTCATATTGGGAGAGAGATCTGGTAAGTGTTATTTTGTATCATATTGGAGCTAATCATGGCAAATGTAGAAATAAATGTAGAAATCACAGAAAAGGCTTTAAAAGAGGTCAGATCAACTATTAAAGATCAAGAAATTGAAGTCAATGTGTTACGAGTAGGAGTCGTTGGAGGAGGGTGCAGCGGATTCCAGTATCAATTGGGGTTCATAGATGATTCTGAGGTCACAGAAGATGACTACATTTTAAAGGAAGAAGAAGATTTGAAAGTTGTTATTGATAAAAAGTCTCTCATTCATATGGATGGCACAGTGATAGACTTTCATGAAGATATAAATAAGCGTGGATTTGCGTTTACAAATCCAAACGCAAAGTCCAATTGTGGATGCGGGTCTAGCTTTAGTTGTTGAGGAATATAGATGATTATAGGAATGAATTATGTAAATGGCGATTTTTGTCCAACTCGCCCTGATTTTGAAAACATAAACCCAGCTACAGAAGATAGTTTGGGAAGTTTTCCAGAGAGCACAAAACAAGAGGTTGAGGAAGCTGTATCTGTCGCTCGTGCGGTTCAACATGGCTGGAAGAAAGTAAGCAGAGTCCAACGAGCAGACTTTTTCGACACGCTCGCTCAGTTGCTAAAGAGAGATCATGACGACTTGGTTAAAACCATTTCTCTTGAAACAGGAAAGAATACAAACGAGTCACATGCAGAAGTAATTGAAGCCCTGCATATGTGTCAAGTGGCAGCGTCTGCTGGTCGTCAGCCTTATGGAGAAGTGATTGCATCTGAACTGTCAACTAAAGATGCAAAAGTAATAAGAAAACCCAAAGGCGTAATAGCAGTCATCAGTCCTTGGAATTTCCCTCTTGCGATTGGTTCATTTTGGTCATCTGCTCCAGCAATTGTGGAAGGCAACACGGTGGTGCATAAGCCATCAGAATTAACACCTATGATCGCACAAAAGGTCGCCAAGCTGTACGACGAAGCAGGCTTCCCACCAGGCGTGTACAACATGGTACACGGTGCTGGAGAAACAGGAAAAGCCCTTGTCAGATCGGAAGTCGATCACATCTTGTTTACTGGCTCTGCGGAAGTAGGACAGGAAATAAGAAAGCACTGCGCAGAATCATTCACAAAAACTTGCAGCATGGAGTGTGGATCAAAGTCCGCCACAATTGTATTTGAGGATGGAAATTATGATTTGGCATTAGAGGCAACAATCGCCTCCGCTTTCAAGCTAAGTGGACAACGATGTGTAAGTTCGAGCAGGATTTTGGTTCAAAGATCGATCTTTGATAAGTTTTCCAGAGATTTCTCTAGTCATGCTGCATCCCTTGGTACAGGTTGTCCCTTTGAAACTGATGCTCCTTTTTACGGACCTATCATCAGCAAAGAACAAATGGATAAAGTTATGTCTTTCAATCAAATGGTGAGAGATGACAAAGATGCCAAGGTTCTAGTTTCTGGATCTCCTGATTCCACAACTAAGAACACACATCCAAAAGGATATTTTTTAACACCTTTTGTTTATCAGTGTGAATGGGGCGAGAAAGAGTTTTTAAAGAACGAAGTCTTTGGTCCACATGTTGTATTGATCCCATTTGATGATTTAGATGACGCAATCAGAATTTATAATGACACTGATTACGGACTTGCTTTGGGAATCGTGACAGACGACTACAGAAAGCATAAAATAATTGAGCAAGAATGTACAACTGGAATGCTCTACTTAAACGGCGGATCGATTGCTGCCGAATCCCACCTTCCATTTTCAAGCTGGAAGAAGAGCGGATATGGAGCATCTGCTTCTGCCACATATAAAGCGGTAACTCATACAATGGCAGTTACTGCAAATTATGAACACGGTATAAGTTGGGCACAAGGTATGAAAACAGGTAATTAAAATGAGTTCACCAGAAAATTTTCGAGAAGAATTAGAAACTTTAATAAACTGTTGCAGCAAGGAAAATGGCTCCAATACTCCTGATTGGATACTGGCAGAATATTTGTCTGACTGTCTTGCAAGTTTTGACCTTGCCACAATGAGAAGAGAAAAGTGGTATGGTAGAAATGAAGTAGATGCAGTTTGTTTGGATAAACCAAGGTAATATTTTGATGAAAAGCATAGGAATAATAGGACAAGGCTTTGTTGGAAGTGCTTTGTATGAGGGCTTCAAACACGCTTTTGCTGTGAACACATATGACATATCCAAAGGCTTTAAAAGGTCTTTTATCCCTGATTGGGTTCCAAGATCAGAAGAGCATGAAGATGTAGTCATACAGTTTGTAGAGCAAGTGGATAAAACTCTATCGTGTGAAGAAGGCTATAAATCTGTTTTGTCTCAAACAGATGGTCCTATATTTGTGTGTTTGCCGACGCCTATGAATAAAAGTGGCGAATGCGATTTGAGCATTTTAAGAAGTGCCTTAAAGATGTTGGATGATCTTTCTGAAGAAGTTAGAACTGTGGTAATAAAATCAACTGTGCCTCCTGGCACAGTTGATGGTTTCAATTCAGAATTCAAAAACAATATTTGCTTCAATCCAGAGTTTCTCACGGAGAGAAATGCAGTAGAAGATTTCAAAAATCAAAATAGGATCATCATAGGAGGACCAGAAGAAAGTTTGGAAATCCTTAGTCAAGTTTTTGAGTCTTCATTTCCCGAAGTCCCTCTATTTAAAACATCTTCATCAGTTGCAGAGCTTGTGAAGTATACAACTAATTGCTTCTTGGCTGTTAAGGTTTCATTTGCCAATGAACTTTTTGAATTGTGTAAAGCTATCAATGTCGATTATGACGAAGTGGCAAAACATGCAACGAAAGATGAAAGACTTGGCAATTCTCACTGGAGCGTGCCGGGACCGGATGGAAAAAATGGATTTGGCGGAAGTTGCTTCCCGAAGGATTTGAACGCTATTTTGCAACTTTGTAAGTCTAATGATGTGGATTGTTCAACAATGTCTGCTGCATGGGAAACCAATCTAAGAGTCAGACCAGAAAAAGATTGGGAAACACTAAAAGGAAGAGCCGTTAGCGAATGAATATTTCAGAACAAGAGTTGCTATCTATGCTTGAAGAGGCTTATCAATCTGGATATGAAGGCTACTTTGAGCAAATGACTGCAAATTGCTATGCAATAGTGCAAAAATACAAAGATGAGAATAAACATCTGGCTCAGTCGCAAAATGCGGAACTCAATAGTGCGAATCTAAGTGTACAAGCCACTAGTCGGGATTGGTACAGACACAGTATCGACAACCCCTATGTTTCTTTTGTAAACTCAGAGACAGATCATTACATCCAAATCGGAGAAACTCATTCTGCTGGTACTAACAGGAACGGAGATGATTTTTCAAATGTTCAAATAAATTCAATTCCAGAGAATGTTTCGATACAACACACAGTACCGAACGTCCTCAGTTACACTTTATAAAAATATTTTTAGAATTTTGTTCAAGATACTATTTTAATAAATACAACTTTAACCAGATAAGAGGTTTCAAAATGAGCAGCATTGTAGGCGTAGACGGAACTAAAGCAGCCAAAGTTCCAAAGATAAAAGCAGTACATCCTTTTAGATCGAAGATTCTTGTAGAGATTATCAATGGTGAAGAGATGATTGATACATCCTTAGTTCTACCAGATGGGCTGGAGAACGAAGGCCCCCCACAGGCTTATATCATGGAGTTGGGACCAGCGTTTGATGACAATTGTGGTATCAAAGTAGGCCAAAGGGTCTTCTGGGATGGAAAAGGATTGGCAGTCGCAGACCCTCGTGGGGCTGAAAAAGGAAGAGTCATTGCTCTTTTGGAAATTCATAACATTCACGGGATTGTCGAAGAAGAATAATCTTTTTGTAAAATTATGGCATCTCCTGATTACTACGAAATATTAGGCGTCTCAAGAGATGCTGGCGATGATGAAATCAATAAGGCTTATCGCAACCTTGCCAGACAGACACATCCTGATGCCAATCCTGACGACCCAGATGCTGCTAATAA